ATGCCAATTATTAGAAAGAATGACGTTGTTACAGAGCGTCCAGTGATTATCGTACTTTATGGTACTCCAGGTACCGGTAAGACATCTTTGGCTACTACAGCCAACAGTCCATTACTCATCGACACCGACCGCGGCTTTGACCGTGCCGTCCAGCGCCCAGACATTGTTGTCACGGCTTCACGCTGGGAGGACATCTATAACGCAGAGGTTATCGGTTCCTACGTTGTTGAGGATGGCAAGCAGGTTTGGAAGCCAGGTTTGATCAGTGAGTGTAAGACCATCGTAGTAGATACTGCCAAGGCTATGCTCGATGACTATCTCAACGCTTTTGCTATTCAGCAAGACCCTAAGCTGGGAACTAACTCATTGAAGCGATATGGTGTGATGGGAGAATTGTTCAAGCAGTTTGTCGGCATTCTCCGTTCAAACAATTCAGACATCATCTTCATCTGTCACGACAAGGAGACACAGGAGGGAGACTACATCAAGCATTCTCCAGACTGTACAGGACAGAGCAAGGACTTGCTCATCCGTATTGCGGACCAGGTAGGTTACATCTGCAAGGAGAACGGTAATCGCGTCATCAAGTTCGAGCCACAGGACAATCGTGTAGGTAAGAATGTTGCAGACCTGCAGGACACCTGGATTCCAGCTTACGGAACAGAGGAGTTTGACACTTGCATGGCAGACATCATCAAGAAGGTGAAGAAAGCCATCGTGAATAAGTCAGATGCTCAGGCCAAGGCGCAGGAAGCCGTTGATGATGCTCGAAAGAAGCTTGCAGCCGTGGAGACCGCAGATGATGCAAATGCTCTCATCGAGGTTGCTCACGGGCTGAATAAGATTCATCAGAAGGCATTTATGAACCAGATGATCAAGGAGCTTGCTGCCAAGGGCATTGACTTTGACAAGAAGGGCAAGAAGTTCGTCAAGCACGAGGACGCAGCATGATGAAGCCTTTGATTAGAGTTACCCAGCTAGAGAGCTTCAGACGGTATATATCTGGCGAATATGCTTATGTTACAGAGCAGGACGTTATAGACAATATCACTAAGAAGTTCGAGGGCAACGATTACACAAGAATAGGAACTGCCTTTCACTCCATCGTGGAGACTGGCAGTCCCCATTGCTTCAAGGAGCCGGAAGGTGTTCGTCATTTCACCTATTATAAGAAAGATAAGACAGAACCCGTTCCGAAAGGAAGAAGATTCGTCTTTGATGAAGGTGAGGCGATTCTCGACATTCCTCAATGCAAGGTTGCTTTAAAATACAGAAATGAGCATCCTGGCGCCTTTCATGAGGTTCGTGAATACAAGGATTTCGGTGATGCCGTTATCACGGGATGTGCGGATATGATTGACGGACTAGAGATAAGAGACATCAAGACTAAGTACGGACCGGTATCAGACAAAGACTATATAGATAGTTGCCAATGGCAGCTTTACCTAGAGTTGTTTGAAGCTGATGTGTTCCATTTTGACTTGTTTGTCTTTGAGGGCTACAATAAGGATAAGCACAAGGGTGACGTTAGAGGCCTTAAGCTTACTCCTTACGAGCCAGCAATCACTTGTTACAGATACCCAGGTATGGAAGACAAGAATCACGCGCTATTGCGAGACTTCCTCAAATGGGTAGAAATGAGAGAATTATTACCATATTTACCATTAACAGAATCAGATGGCTAATACAATGACAGGAAAGGTATTGCTCATCGGCAATGTCGAGGAAATACCCAGCAAGAGCGGTGGAGAGCCGTTCAGAAAGAGAGTTGTGGTTCTTAACTGTACACACTCGAATTACGGAGATGTGTACGAGAACTACCCAAGTTTTGAATTCAGCGGAAAGCACGTGGATGATCCTGCGGCTTTTGCGGTTGGCGAGATTGTTACCATATCCTTTGCTCTTCAAGGTACCAAGTATCAGAAGAGTGCAAATGACCCGGTAAAGTATTTCAATACCATTTCGGGTTACAAGATAGAAAAGTATCAGAGAGGTAGCCAGACGCTGCAGCAAGCACCTCCACCACCGCAGCCGCAAGGGGCTCAGCCATCTGCACCGCAGCAGGGCAAAGATGATGACTTGCCATTCTAGTTATGATTTTCAATCTCAACAATGACAAGGACAGGGCAGACTATAAGGACTATTGCAATGGTCTTTACATGGATGCCTTGAAAAGTGGAAAGGGTTTTATCGTGGAGGTGAAGAAAAAGCACCGTCCACGTTCCCTTGCCCAAAACAGCTATCTGCACGTTTGCCTTCAATATTTCGCATCAGAGTTCGGCTATGATGAAGAATACGTGAAGTACAACATTTTCAAGCAGATAGTAAACAGAGAAATCTTTGCTAAGCAGAGAACAAACAGAAGAGGGCAGCCTGTCACCTATTGGAGAAGTACGGCTGACCTTGACACAAAAGAATTAACAGACGCTATTGAGAAGTTTCGGAACTATTCAAGTATGGTTGCAGGGTTGTATATACCAGAACCTAATGAAGAAGCAGCCTTGCTTGAAGCTCAGAAACAGATAGCATTATATGAAAAGTATTTATAATTATGAAATCAGATTTGAAAAATTATGTTCCAGCGAACATTGAGTTTGTATTAGAGGATGGTGTTAAGGACATTTTTCCTTTGGAGTTGGACTTCCTTGCTTTGACCAAGGAGAACCTTTGCGGAGAGAAGCCTTTGAAGAATAAGGCAGACATCCTTAAGTTTGTCGGAAAGCACTTCACGGCGACCTTCCCTGACAATGAGTTGGTTACACGTTTCCTCGATGAGTTCGAGAAGAAGAACATCAGAGAGGAGTATTGCACACTCGAAGAGAACGTGGTGCCAGCTCGCAAGCTGGAATTGGAGGAGGCTTTGGAAAAAGCCAAGAAGATGAAGAAGGATGCAGAAGAGGCTTATGCTTCTGTCCTTATGGAAGTAGCCAAGTATGCCGCTGAGGTGCGCCAGGGAACTGTTGATATGCGCCTTAAGTCAAAGGATGTCTTCTGCATTGCATTGGCAGGCTATTACCTCGTATATAACTGGGATGCAAATTCAGAGAAGTTCCTGCTTGCAAAGGCTTATGCCATCCCAGACCGTTCTGAGATTTGGGCTAACGAGGTCAAGAATCGCGAGAGTATGAAGGAGGTCTTCGGATTGGAGTTCCCGGAAGAGGAGCAGCCAAAAGAAGAAGCTCAGTCAGAGCAGTCTTCAGATGATGACGATGATGAATTACCATTCGGCGAGTAATGAAGTACACTCTTAGAAATTATCAAAAGCAAGCTAGTGATGCAGCCGTAAGGCTGTTCACTAGCAAGGCTGACAAGAACGGATTGGTTATCCTGCCTACGGGCTGCCATGCCAAAGGTTCCTCTGTATTAACATCAGATGGGGTCTGTATAAAGGTTGAAGATGTAAAAGTTGGAGATTTTCTTCTTGGTAATGACGGAACTCCTCGAAAGGTGTTAGAGCTTCATAATGGAGTTGATGACATGTACAAGGTGACACCTATAAAAGGAGAACCTTTTGTTGTCAACGGGGGACATATTTTGCATCTATACAAGACCAATGAGGGTAAAGGCTACAACAGTTGTCAGCCGAGGTACGATGAAATATCCGTAAAGGAGTATGTTGTTAAGAGTGCCAATTATAAGCATCTACACAAGCTTCATCGAGTAAGTCAAATAGATTTTGGGAATGATAAATATTTGTTTGACCCATACTTTGTAGGACTTTATCTTGGTGACGGATGCTGTATTAATGGGCTAAACATAACAACGCAAAGAGAAGAGGTCGTTGAATATCTTAGAGAATTTGCCAGAACTTACGGATTGGGATTTAGGGCTGCTGAAAAAAGAAATGGAGAAAACAAAGCTAAGAGTTACTTTTTCCCATATTCCTTTGCAAACAACAATACCCCGAACCCTTTACAAGTAACTATTAGGGGGCTTGGTCTTGAAGGAAAGGTTGCCGGAGATAAGTTTATTCCACATCAGTATAAAGTCGCTTCTGTTGAAGACAGATTCAGCCTTTTGGCGGGATTATTAGACACAGACGCATTCTATGACAAGGAAAAGAATACTTTCGAGTATTGTAGCAAGTCAAAAAGATTGGCCGATGATGTAGTTTTTGTTTGCCGTTCATTAGGTTTCTTTGCTCAGATAGGAAAGACCAAAGTCGTTAAGGGAGAAAGTTATTACCGCATTCAAATTAGTGGTGACTTGAACCTTATACCGACGAAAGTTGCCATTAGACAAGGAAGAGCTAGAATACAAAAGAAGAGTGTACTTGTAACAGGTTTCTCGGTAGAGTATCTTGGCAGAGGAGAATACTTTGGTTTTACATTAGACGGCAATCATTTATATTGCGACAATCAATTCTTCATACATCACAATAGCGGGAAAAGCTTGGTGATAGCAGATATTGCCTCTCGCCTGGAAGGACCGCTGTTAGTCTTTCAGCCCAGTAAGGAAATTCTTCAGCAGAACTTTGCCAAGCTGCAAAGCTATGGTATCTTCGATTGTGGTTGCTATAGTGCTTCTGTAGGATGTAAGGATATAAACAGAATAACCTTTGCCACCATCGGGAGCGTGATGAACCATATGTCAGACTTCGATTGTTTCAAGAACATCATAATTGACGAATGTCATTATGTAAACTCGAAGTCAGGGCAATACAAGCAGTTCATAGAAGCGAAGAACAGACAGGTTGTTGGATTAACAGCCACGCCATATCGTCTTGATCGTGCCGAAGGAGGTTCCATCTTGAAGTTCCTCACGAGAGTAAGACCTAGAATATTTTCAAAGGTCATCTATTGTTGTCAGATTGGAGAGCTGCTTTCCAAAGGTTATCTTGCTGACTTGCATTATTATGATTTGACAGAATTGGATTTAAGAAGAGTCAGAAGCAATTCCACCGGTGCAGATTATGATGAAAGAAGTCTCCTCGCAGAGTATGAGCGTTGCGGATTCTATGATAAGCTATCAAATACAGTAGTCAAGGTCCTGCAGCCTAAAAGCGGCATTCCCAGAAAGGGGGTACTTGTATTTACCGCTTTCACAAAGGAGGCTAGGCAGTTGGTTGATAAGCTTCAATCACTCAGAATCAATGCCGCCATCGTGACAGGAGAGACACCTAAAAAGGAGCGTGAAGCCATTCTCGAAGGATTCAAGAGGAGAGAAATAAAGGTTGTTGCCAACGTTGGTGTACTGACTACGGGATTCGATTACCCAGCCTTAGACACCGTTGTCTTGGCACGCCCGACGAAATCTCTCGGGATCTACTACCAGATGGTAGGTCGCGCTATCAGACCTTTTGAAGGAAAGGACGGGTGGATAGTTGACTTGTCTGGCAATTATAGTCGGTTCGGAAATGTCGCAGACCTCTTTATTAGCAGACCTCCAGGAACCACGAAATGGGCGGTGTATTCCAGAGGAACACAGTTAACTAATGTCGTATTAAAATAAAAAAAGATATGTTTCCATTTTATAATAAAAAGAAGAAATCTCCTTCTGCTCCCAAAAAGAGAAAGAAGAGTAAGCCGGATTTAGTCAAGAGGCTAGACAAGGTGTTTGCATTGTATATTCGTCTGAGAGACTGCATGCCAAGCGGTATGGGACAATGTATCAGCTGCGGAAAGATAAAGCCGTACAGAGAGCTTGATTGCGGTCATTTCTTCGGACGTTCCAACATGGCAACCCGATTCGATGAAGACAACTGTAATGCAGAATGTATCGGGTGCAACAGAGTGAAGTCAGACCATCTTATATACTACCAGGAGAATCTGATAAAGAAGATTGGTGTTGCTAGATTCTCTACCCTGCGAGAGCGTGCTCACTCCATCAAGAAATGGGATGATGATGAGTTGGAGAAAATGATCAAGTATTATACTAATGAAGTAAAGAGGCTGAGTTATGAGAAGGGTATCACCGTTAATCTGTAAAAAATATAAGTCCCCAGTGTTTCACAACACCGAGGACTTGAACCAATTAAAATCCTATAAAGATTATACTTTAAAGGGATTTGTTTGCAAAGGTAATGAATTATTTTCAAATTGCCAAATAAATCCCATAAAAAAAGCCCGCTCACCAGCAGGCTAAAGAGAAACCCACGCATCTTTCTTTTTACAGATGCTATGGAAAAAACATATTGCAAAGGTACTAAAAAATATCAAGATAGCCAAATATATATATGAATATATTTTGGTATTTTTGAATATTTAACTTAATTCTTTTGCATATATCAATATAAATTAGTAATTTTGCATTAAAGAGAAACGATTATAATAACAATTAAAATATTATACAATATGGAAGAGACGGAATTTCTCAGAGATTTTGAAGGAATCAAGGACTACAGAACGTTCTTGGTAGGCTTGGACAAACAGTTCAAGTCGGCAGGTGTGTTGTATCGTGAGTTTAAGATTTTGGAGGGGATGGCTTCTATAGCTTTAAAGATTAGCCCTTCTATCCACAATTTTATCTCTAAGCAGCAAAGTGCTGTTTACAGTAAGTTACAGACAGAAGTTGACTCCCTGGCAAATAGTATAAAGCGAGGTAAGATATGCTTCATTAAGAACGAGGACTTGAACCAATAATATGAGATATAATTGCATCAAAAATAGTGATTCTCCAGAAGTAATGAGAGCAAGGATGAAGCACGGCATAGCTGCTTACGGCATCTACGTTGCTCTTATGCAGCTATTGGAGGAAGACGAGGATCATAAGCTGTCAAAGGACTATTCTATGATAGCTTATGAGATGCGCGTTGATGTTTCTATGGTGCAATCTGTAGTTGAGGATTTCGATTTATTCGAGGTTGAGGAAGAATGTTTCTATTCTAAGGAACTTTCAGACACTATCGAGCAGGCAAGAAAAGTAAGCGAAGCTAGAGCTAGAGCCGGTCGTGCTGGTGGTGCAGCAAAGGCTAGAAATTTCGCAGAAAATGCTAAAGAATCTTCTAGCAAATGCCAAGCAAATGCTAGAAAAAACGTAGCAAATGCTAGTGAATCTCTAGCAAATGCTACAAATTCTCTAGCAAATGCTACAGAAATCCTAGCAAATGCTAGCGAATCTCTAGCAAATGCTAGAAAAAACGTAGCAAATGCTAGAAACCCAAAAGAAAACGAAACAGAAAAAGAAAACCTTCCCCCTAAGACCCCTATAAAAGAAAAAGATAAAGAAAAAGAAAATTGTCTTAGCAGACGGCTGAGTTCTAACGAACTCTTTCTCACGCCCGAGCGTACGAGCGCGTGTAAGAAGCCACAGAAAGAGCCAACTCCGTGCCATAGGGGTCGCCAGATATTCGAGGCTTACTTTCTAGAGCTATACGGAGAACCTTATTACTGGCAGGCTAAAGACGCAAAGGCTATGAACTCTATTCTAAAGAAAATCGCTTTTGCTAGAAGCCATAGAACGGTGCCGCTGCCGACTGATGACGAGAGCCTTCTAAAAGCGTGGGGTGAGTTCCTGCATCTTATAGACAAGACTTGGATAATGAACAATTTCTCCGTCAACAAGATAGACTCTCAGTATAACGAGATAGTTTCAGAAATGAAGAATCATAAACAAAACGTAACAAGCAATGGAAACAAATACAGAAAAGAATCAGGCGTCCCGAAGTATGAGTCCAAAGCAGCCTATGAATCGGGGTTTGGCTCTGCCAATAGATAATCGGGAGATAAAGAATACTCTCTATGCTTTCTACAAGCGAGAGGTTGAGAAGAGAAAGAACGAGTTCATCTTCACCGAGGAGATAAAGAATAACTTGTCTGTCGTTGGTGATTTCCTCACTACGGAGACACGTTTCTACGGGTTGTTTCTGCCAGGAAGTATCGGAAACGGAAAGACTACGATGCTTAAGGCTATCCGTGACCTGCTCGTTTATCTCGCAGATACCAATCAAATCAGATTTTGCGAGGGAGACAAATATCCCCGTTTCATTTCTGCAAGAGAAATGGCGAACGTGGCAAAAGCTCCGACAGACTTCCGTGCTCTCAAAGATACGAGATACCTTCTCATTGACGACCTTTGCGAGGAGCCAACTGAGGTTGTGAGTTTCGGCAACTGCATTTATCCGTTTACGGAGCTGATTGAATACCGGTATGAGAATCTACTTCCGACTTTCATTTCAAGTAATTTCGGAGCGGCTGACATATCGGAGAAATACGGAAATCAGCGTATCGGTGACAGAATGAAGGAAATGTTCAAGATAGTTAGTTTCAAGGAGGAATCGTTCAGATGAGTTTAGCACAATCACCGTATCAGAACCAGCCATTAGTGAATGATCCTAAGGCTGAGCAGTATGTTATCGGAAGCCTTCTCATTGACCCTACGGCTTATACCGTAGTTAGTCAGTATCTAGATGAAGACTGTTTCTATGACCCTATATGTCGTGACATTTGGAAAGCCGTTGACAATATGGGTAAGCACGGCATGCCGATAGATATCATATCCGTATCATCCGAACTTGGCAAGCAGAAGTCGAACGTGACTTCGTTGGACCTGATGAACATTTCGGCACAGATTGCTTCGTCAGCCCATATAGAGTATCACGCTATCAGATTGCAAGACCTTGGCAGGCGAAGAAAGTTATGGGTAGTGGGTCAGCAGCTTTCCAAGGTGGGATTGTCAGAAGAGGTACTTACCGCTGACGCACACCAAGAGGCTATAGAGAGTATCGGAGGAGTATTCGAGAAGGCTGATGGAGTATTCACGCTCAATGATGCCATGAACAGCCTAAACGAGATAATGGTTAAGAACGCCACCGTTGGAGGTGTTACGACAGGAACCAAGACCGGTATGGAGCGATTCGATGAAAAGGGAGGTCTGCAGAAGTCCGACTTGATTATCGTAGCCGGCGAAACTTCTCAGGGAAAGACGAGTCTTGCGCTTTGTATGACAAGACACGCCATCGAGAACGGAGCAAAGGTTGCTTTCTATTCTATGGAAATGACTAAGGAGCAGCTTACGGCACGCCTGCTTTCCGCCAAGACGAACATCCCGGCCAACAACATTCTTTATTCGGGCAGTCTGGCGCCAAGCGAGATAAGGATGATTGATGATGCCAGAGGAAAGTTGCCCGGAGAGAATTTATTCTTTGATGACAAGAGTACGTCAAATATAGACTCTATCCTTCTTTCCATCCGAATGCTTAAGATGCAGAAGGACATAGACGGAGCCGTAGTTGATTACTTGCAGATTCTTAATGTAAACTCCAGGAGTACGAGTTTCAGCAGGGAGCAGGCTATGGGTGATGCCGCACGAAGATTCAAGAACCTCGCCAAGGAGCTGAACATATGGATCATCGCTCTAAGTCAGTTGTCTAGAGATAGCAACTGTCCCGAGCCGAACTTGAACAGACTGCGTGATAGCGGACAGATAGGAGAAGCTGCCGATGTTGTCATCCTAGTCTATCGAGCAGAGTATTACAACAGAGCGTACCCTGCCCCATTCGATAATAAGGATGACTACCCTACTGACGGAACGGCTATGATAGACGTTGCCAAGGGCCGTAACATCGGAACATTCAAATTCTTTATGGGATTCAACAAAAATACGACAAACTTTTTCAAGACAAATTTAATCAATGAGGAAGTGCAGGTTCCTTTCGAGAAGCCAGAAGAAACAGATGCACCATTCTGATAATCAGATAGTTGCAAAGCACTATAATTTAGTATTTTTAACTAAAAAAGTCGTTGGTATATTTGCATATATCAGAAAATTTTCGTACCTTTGCATATAGATAAAAGGTAGTACTTTTGGTTATCCAGAGCCTACCTTATAAGTTGAACCAATTAAAAATATAAAGATTATGAAGACAATAACTATCAATTCAGAGGATTTGGCAAAGAAGCTCGTAGTAAGTTTCAAGTATAACACTCCAGAAGAGCACAAGGCAGTTGCTCGTACAATAGCATTGATTGCAGGTGATGCCATGTATGATGAGGTTTGCGAGATTGCCAAGAAAATGATTGAAGAACAAAAATAAGAAGGAGATTGAGCTATGGAAGAATCTTTATCAGAGTTCATGCTTCGCAGATTTTGTTCTGCTTACCCATCGGTTTCAATTACGCTTTCAAAAGTCAAGGCTTATCTTGACACGGTTGATGATTGGAGAGAGTTAGATGACAGCCATTTGGCACTATTATACAATTTTAATCTTAAAAAATAGAAAGGGAATAATTATGAGAAATTCAAATTTCAATCTTATTAAATCATTGGGCTACGTGGTCGTAGTCGCCAGTATGGCGGCATATTCAACACCACAAGAGTATTGGAAGAACGTCGAAGACGGTTGCTTGTATGGCCACGTTGGAGACAGCATGGAAGAGTATAAGCTCTTGATGAAGGAAGGCATTATGTAAAGGAGGAACGGTCATGAGTTTAATCGAAGAAATCAGAGCAGCTAGAGTTTCTCAACTCACTGAGGAACACAAGGAAAAGCTTCTTGCTTATATCAAGAAGTACTTGACGCAATATGATTACGCATTAATCGGTGGCGCAGCACACTTTTCGTATGATTGGAAAATTCCAGACCCAGATGGCAAGGATTGGTGGAGAGACTGTTATGCTCCATACAAACTCCATCCAGCCATTACGGATTGGCTGACCAGTCTTGGCTTTACTTGCAGACGCTATTATAACAGAGGTGGTGTTGACCAGGGAATATGTGTAAGAATATAAACAAGTGTTGTGGCAACTGTGCATTGTTCCTTCATGAGGACATTTATGGATATGGATCTTGTGATTTTTCCGAGAACCCTCATTGTGGGGACAATGCTTGCCAAGCGTATAAATTAAATGAGTTATGAAATACGTAGATTATAAAGCCAAGCAGCAAAAGGAGTTCGACAAGCTCCCTATGAAAGCTGCATTCGGAGATAAGCAGTTCAAGGAAATGATGGCAGAATGGGGTCTTACCACAAGCAAGGAAGACCTAGAAAAGATATGCTCCATCGGTGCCGGTGCTTATTGCCTCAAAGAAGACAAACATCTTTTTATCGAGTTCGCAGAGCGTTCCGTCAAGGATGATGAGGAGTTTTACTCTGATGACGAGAATCTGAAGGATGCTCTCATTTATGAGTTTGGAAATCATGAATGTGGTTACACTTGGGAGTTCGAGAATGGAATCACAGCATTAGGATTCACGGTCAAGGAGTTTCTTTCAGACAAGCGTAAAGCTAAGGTATTCGCGGATGCAAGAAAAGAATTTATAGACAAATTGGAGGGCTAGCTATGTTGGTAAAGGAAATGGTTCAGTACAAGAGAACTGCTGATATGGAAGAACTCTATCTGATGCTCAATAATGATTCTGTAGCCTACGACCTTTGGCACGATGCAGCTGAAAAGTATGCACTGAAGATGGTAAACGGCGAGGCAGTAATGATGGAGAATGTCGCCCATGTGATGATTGCGAGGGTCACTCAGTCTTGCGACAGATTAATCAACTGGCGCAGAAAGATGATTACCGATTCATTAAATATAACTAAGGAGCAGAAAGAGATTGTCGCATGGCAGTGGTTCTACAACAGTATGATGGATTCATATACTTTTTATAAAGGTAGGCAAAAGTAAGGTTTAACGAAATGGGTATTAAGGACACCCACTAATTAGATACCTTATTCTTATCTGGCAGCCGGAAAGACGGCAGCCTACCTTTCAAAAATATACAATATGAAGGATTACGATTACTTATCTCTTATAGTAGAGATTTCCCCACAGCATCAGAGTTGTTTTGAGGAAATTGAGGATTACGAGAAGGTTTGCAGACTGTATGATGTCGGTGACCAGAATGGTATATTGGAATTTATGCTCCAATGGGAGTATGGAGAAGACACAGCAGATACGCAAATCGAGTTAGACAAATATGAAGATGTGCTCATCGAGACAGATACACATATACTTGCAATATGTGAGTCCAAGAACTTCGGTTGGCAAGGTGACGCATTCTTCCTTTATAGAAAGGATAAAAAGAAATGAAAAATATTTATCATATACATCAATCGTCCAATTCCTATTGGGATAGCCATTGGACAGACACGGATTATTATCTGTGCGACAGCGAGGAGGAATACCAGCAGAAATTGGCTGAATATACCGAGGAGCGTAAGCAGATTGAGAAGGATTTTAAGGAGAATCCAACAGAGGCCAACAAGTACCGTGCATTGTTCTTTCAGCTCAGCAAGGAGCAAAAGGTACATGCCAACGAATATTACTACGCACACGAATGGTGCGGCAAGGAGTTTGATGCTTTCGGTTTCTGCTGTAGTAAGAGGCTGGAGAGAAGCACGCATTACAAGTACTATCTTAAGCCAGGCTCTGTGTGCAACGAGAAAAGAAGTTCCGCTGTTGGCAGATTTACAGGATATGGAAGTTAAACTTAATAAGATTGGAGGTGAAACATGTAGAATTAAGTAAAAATCATCGTTAATCAATGGTCGGGATTAAATAACAAAACAATGTTTGATATTCTTTATTTTGCGACAGCTCGGAAAGACGGCACCCGACCTTTAATTTTACACCATTATGAAAAGAAGTGAATTATTTATGGCTTGCGCCAACGAGTACAGTTATAGATGCAATTCTGATTGCGACAACTGTCAGTTATACCTTCGTTACTTAAAAGAAAAGGAGGATTAATCATGGATAAGAACAAAGATATCATCAATGTAAAAAAGTCTAGTATAGAAGCAGACTTCCCTATCGGTCAAAAGCTTTCTATCAATGGCATTAATTGTGTTGTGGCAAAACGAGGGAGTTGTCCAAATTGTATTGTATGTATTCCAAACGTTCATCGCGATGACGTCGAGATAACTTGCGAAGATTTAGCTTGCCTTGCAAGTGAACGTAAAGATAGAACTAGTGTTCATTTTAAAGAGATTTAATTATGAAGGTATATCTGATTTATAAAGAAGATGCCTGGCATACAAAGGGAAGCGGCGAATTGCTTAGAGTAGCCGACAGCCTTCAGAAATGCTACGCAACAGCCGAGGCTAATGGAGCTTCGGAAGAGCAACTTAAAGATTTGCGCAATATCGGGCAGAGCCAATGTAGTGGTAAAAGCTACGAGTTTAACATTGAAACATGGGAGGTAACATAATATGAAATATGACGTTTGCATTCAAGAAACTTTGAGTAAGACAATAACCGTAGAGGCAGATACAAACACGGATGCTTGCTCTATGATTAGAGAAAAGGTTAATAATGGTGAGATTGTCCTTTCTGCTGACGATTTCACTGGTTGTAGAATTATAACGGCACAGGAAGCTTATGGAAGTGAAGACAACAAAGACTGAGTACAGAGAACTGCTTAACGTTCTAGAAAAAGCAGCTAATCTGATTGACGAAAAAGCAACTCGAGCCAGAGAACTTGATTTAGCTAGAAGATTAAGCAGGTCAAAGGCTTTGCTGGTAAAAAGAAATGGCAGTCTTCAAGGAGAAAGCGGCGATAGTCATTAACGGCATCGTGTACGTGGCGGAACCAATGGATGATTGTGAGAATTGTGCGTTTTGTACGGGCTTGGCACAATGTAGCGTTGATTTCATTTGCATCTCTATGAGAGAAGCATTTCGCAAGGGGTTTAGAAACAAGCCTATAGGTTTCAAAAAATGGAAAGGTTATGAAAGGAACAGAAACATTCAAGAAGGTAATCAAGGCATATCTTGACAAGCGTGCAGCAGAGGACGAGCTTTTTGCGAAGGATTATGCCAATCCGGGCAAGAACATCGATGATTGTTGCGACTTTATTATCTCAGAGGTCAAGAAATCCGGAAGGAATGGCTTTGACGATGATGAGATTTACGGAATGGCAGTTCATTATTATAATGAAGAAGAAGTCTCATTCACTAAGAATCAGAATTGCACCATTGTTACAAATCTCTCAGACCAGACCAAGGAGAATCTGGAGAAGAAGGCTGAGGAGGAGTTCAAGCAAGCCAAGATCATGGAGCTCAAAAAGAAGGAGTCCGCAGAGAAGGAACGCTTGAAGAAGAAAGCCGAGGCTCAGAGAAAGAAGGATGCAGAGATTGGGCAGTTGAGTTTGTTTGATTTTTAAATATGTGAGTTATGAAGCCAAGAAATAAGACAGAACGTGAAGTTGTAAAACTCTCAGATAGAATACCGGAGTTGTCAGATAAGCAACGCGAGTGGGCCATCAAGACTTGCATCTCTGAAGATGATGCCTACAAGTATGGTGACAGATATTCAAGAGGGTGTTTCTATCTTGTATGCACATTCAAGGGATGGCAGGTTCTCAGGTACTTTCAGGTAAGAGTGAAGTTCCGGTTCCACAAGATGGTTAAGGAGAAGATTTACTTCAAGGAGTGTATGCAGCAATGGTTGAAAGACGGGGAATATGTTTTTCTTGCCAAGCAGAGAACTAGCGGATATATTGTAGATGCTTTTTCTGCTTTTGGAAAGCTGGAAGTAAGAACGCATACTTTATGGAGCGGTTTGGGCGACCCTCGCGATATCGGGTTCGATGGAGTATATTACGCTTCAGTCCAAGACAAGTATAAGTACGCTCTCAGAGACTTCAGGGAAAAGATTCCGTGTGACGAAATCTTCCGTTCCGTCAATGCTAACACATACAATGAAACTCTTATGAGACGTGATGTTGATATGTGGAGAATGTGCAAGTATCACGAAGCTGTCTTCGATAGAGAAAGAATGTCTGCCGTCAAGATTGCTGTCAGACACGGAAAGGCTGATTATATTTATGATAGCTTGTGGTGGGATATGCTAGATAGCATCATATATCTTAAGAAAGATGTACGTAACCCTTCTATAGTTTGCCCGGAGAATCTTCGCGAGGCACACGACAAGTGGCTAAAGTCAGCAGACAACAAGAAAAAGAAAATGGAGGACAGAATGACTAAGCTGCGTTTGATTGCTGAAGAGAAAATGCAACTCAGATACCTGGAGCAAGCGGCTAAAGCCGAAGAGGAGAATAAGAAAAAGGCAGAAGCAATGGCTAATGTTTATGTTGACAGAAGAAAGCAGTTCTTTGACATTGACATAAAGGATGGCGCCATAGACATACAGGTTCTTAAGTCCGTCCAGGAGTTCTTTGAAGAGGGCAAGGAAATGGGGCACTGCGTATTCAGAAACGGCTATTACGATGTGAACAGAAAGCCGAACTGCCTCATACTTTCTGCAAAGGTAAACGGGCAGCGTATGGAGACAATCGAGGTAAACTTAGCCGATGTTACCGTTGTTCAATGCCAGGGCCACAGAAACATCAATTCCGCTTTTCACGATGCTATTCTGAAGCTTATCAAAGACAATCTGTGGCAGATAGAATCTAGGCTTCCGAACAGAGCAAGCAGAACGGCGTAATTTTTAGTATTTTTGGCTAAATTTTCTATTTGATATATTTGCATATATCGGAATTTTTTCGTATCTTTGCGTATGAAAAGAGCCTATTTTGCGGTGTTTTTGGCTATCCAAGACGCATATATGCACGATTTTATGTTAAAATATAGTTAATTTCGGATTTTTAGTATTTAATCATTAAATATTTTATTAAATTTGCAGCGATGGAATACGATTACAGTAAGCTCAGAGAGTTCATCAAGCGTTGTAAGTGGCAATGGGCTACTTCGATGATAGACGTTCCTCATGAGTACATTCACAGAGACAAGTGCGCATTGACAAACGACGAGTTCTATTACTTCGTCAGCGCACAGCGAGACAATGGAGTCCATGAAAGATGGGGAAAGTATAATTTCCCGTACCTTTACATTGACGGTTACAAGTATTGGACGATGGGCGATCCATTCGAGACTACTTGGATTCTGAACAGACAGAAGGTTTTCAACGAGTTCGACTTCCTTGAGTGGCCGGTACCGCGAATCTATTCGAACCAGGAAATGGACGTGATGGCAAAGTCAATCATGTTCACGTTCAAGGACAGGAAGTTTTTCGAGGCTGGCATCGGAAATGGAGATTTCGTAGCCTACACCAAGATTAAGCCGGAAATGTATTATGGTGTTGATCCAAGCAAGAAGGCTATCAAGCTGTTCAGAGAGAAGACCACAGGGTTCTTCCGCAGATGCTCCACAATTTCGTTTGAGGAGGCGATAAAGAAATGGATGTCAGCAGACAGCGTTGTGGTAGCCCTTTTCGGTACGGCTTCCTACTTCATGCCTCAGTATCTTCGCAAGCTGGGCGAGAGTGGTCTAGATTATTGCCTTATGTTCTACAAGGATGACTACACCCCTACAGAGTTCGAGGAAATGCACCATTTCACCTACGACAGAATGCAGCTGAAATCGATGTTCCCAAATTGTAACATATACAATCACAAGAATTTTGTAACCATTTCAAGTAAAAAAATCACCTGGCAACAGGCAACAGTAGAAAATGAATTATTCCCAGTATGATAAAATAGCAAGTAAGTACGACACTTTGTTTCGTGACGAAACGAGTCTCGTTGAGAACCGTGAGGTGGGGCAAATGCTCCCACCTCTCAGCGGTTCAATTCTAGACATCGGATGTGGTACCGGCTTGCTTACAGAGATTGCAGAAATCGACCCACAGGAATACTTGGGCGTTGACCCTAGTAAAGGAATGTTGGAACAGTTCACTAACAAATACCCTGTCTATAAGGATAGGGTCGTATGTGAGCCTTTCGATGGGAAGAACTTGGATTGCAGGAATTTCGACAATATCGTAGCATTGTTTGGTTCCCCATCTTATCTTTCCCGGTATGCCGTCCTGGCAATATCGCAGTGCAAGGCTCGCAAGTTTTTGATGTTCTACAAGGAGAAGTATCATCCGGTCACTTACGAGAAGTGTGATGTAGAGTTCAGACATTTCTTCTATTCAAAGAAGGTCTTGTGCAGTCTTTTTGGTGAAGAAAACGTATCAGAGTTTCACAATTATTTAATAGTAAATTGCGTATGACATCACAGAAAGGTTTGCGTTATGATGGCAGTATTGACAAATACCCCATCACAGAAGGCGAGATTTACAGTTTAGGCAATGGTAGTAAGATTACCATTGCCGATATTACTTTGGGGCTTCCTGAGTTTTCAAAGAATGCCGATTGCGTATTCATCGACCCGGCAGGAAGTAAAGGTGTCCTCAAAGCGTATTATACTAAGGCGGAGAAGCAATGCCCGGTTGACAATTTTGATGAGTTCGTTGCTTATATCAAGAGGTGCATCGAGCAGATTAATCCGGACAGACTATTCGTCGAGTGCTTCTATCGAAACAAGAACCAATTGGTTCCTATGGTAGAATCGTTGTTCCCTTATGTAAAAATCTACGAGAACACCTATTACCACAAGCCAGATTGTAAATGTTGGATTATCCAAGGAACCAATCAGGCGGAAGATTGGGGACTCCAGGGAATGGATGAATGGGATGCGGTGTTCAAGATTTGTAAGGATGTTCCGTTCAGCTCTATCACAGACTTCTTCATGGGTCAAGGACTTGTTGCCCAAGCAGCCTATGCCGTAGGTAAGGTTTTCTATGGTAGCGATATGAACAGAAACCGTTTGGCTGTAGCCATCAGCAAGGTTGCCAAGCGAGGTGGAGAATGGACAGTAACTAAATAATTACGCATATGATTAAACTCTCTCAGATTATCATCCTCAACGTTCCGAAGCGAGAACGTGAGGGCAAATACCTTAAGAAGTTGATAGAGACCAGCACGAAGCCTTATGGTATTCCTGTCAGTATCTCTATGGACCGGGGTAAGGGTCTTTGGGACAATTATTCCCAAGCGTTGACGCAAGAGGTAGCGGAAGGAACCCATCGAATGGTTATCCACGATGACATTACCTTTGACCGCAACATTCTTGCCAAGATTTTACATATTCTCTCTTTTGTTCCCGAAAACAACGTTATCAGTTTCTACAATCCAACAAATGGAGACTATACTGATTGTTACGCAAAGGGTAAGCACGTTATTTCTACAAAGACTAACTTCTGGCTGCAGGCTAGCGTATATCCAAATGACCTAGCCAAGGACTTTGTTGAAACTTCAAACAAGATGACGGATGATCAGACACGTTATGATGATTCGCGCCTTAAGGCATACCTTCAGGCAAAGGGTATCGACCTTTACGCTATCGTTCCCGGTCTGGTTCAGCATTTCGGTGCATACAGAAGCACATTCAACAATCCAGGTGCCGTAGGTGGCATTCCTAGGAACAGCAAGACCTACGACAACCAGTTTGATGTAGAGTCTGTAGATTGGGAGAGTGAGTTCAAGAATCCTTATTTGGCTAAGTCAAGCAAGGATTGGGTTAAGGAAATCGTAAACAAGGAATTTCTCGATGAATACAAAAAACTCTAAGGAAAATCTAGCCTTGAAATTGGCGAAGGACAATATCGAGGTTGAGCAGGTGAAGCCGCTGCATATTGAATACGTCAAGGTTGATGACATTTATCCGAATGACTATAACCCTAATACGCATGATGCAGACAGTTTTGACCTTCTCATCAAATCGTTGCTCTATTTCGGATTTACTCAGCCTATCGTTGTCAACCGCTCGACAATGCAGATTGTGGACGGAGAGAACAGATACCGTGCTGCTTGTGTCATAGGTTATGAGATGGTTCCTGTATGCTTTGTTGATTTCGACGAAGAGAAGTTGAGATATGCAACAATCATGCACAATGCCGCTCGCGGTCACAATAATAATGAAATGATGGGCAGGCTTAAGGATTACCTTGACACCCATTTCAGTAATTCCAGCGATAAGGTGTTATTAAACAATAGAAATAAGAAATGATATTTTACAGTGACAAAAACGTTTATGAGGCAGCTCTTGAAAGATTCAGATATATCTTTCGGGAGTTTTATGGTAAGCGTAAGATTGTCGTAACGATGTCGGGAGGAAAGGACTCTACCGTGGTTCTCAACCTTGCGCACGAGGTTATGAAGGAGATGGGAATTGAAAAGATTCCCGTCCTCTTCCTAGACCAAGAGGCAGAGACTCCAATGACTATCGAGTATATACGATACATCATGCACTTGCCGTGGGTTGAGCCGTATTGGATTCAGTCATACTTCCAGGAATGGAATGCCTCAAAGGGAGAATGGTTCAATGTATGGGGGCCAGGAGAAAAGTGGATTCGTGAGAAGGAGCCAGATTCTTATGGCGATTTGGAAATCCCACACAATCAGTATTTCTCCAAGACCCTTGATCAGGTACACAGAATGCTCTTCGGAAAAGACTACCTAACTTTGGGCGGTGTCCGTATCGAGGAATCGCCGGCACGTTTGTCGGGTCTTACTAGAGGCGAGTGCCTTCCAGGTATTACATGGGGAGGTGGTGGCGGATATTATAAAGACGGCACACCGAGAAGTCTGGTACTCTACCCTATTTGGGATTGGAAGGTTTATGATGTATGGTATTACATCTTCAGCAACAAGCTTCCGTACTGCAAGCTCTATAACTATCAGTTCACGCAGAAGCCGCTGAGAGCGTGCCGAGTTAGTTCCCTCATTCATGAGCAGGCTATCCACGACTTAGGTTTTATCAAGGAGGTTGATCCATGGTTCTACGACAAGCTGGTGCGAAGAGTGGCAAACGTCAATACATCTGTACACGTCTTTAACGAAGTGGCAACATACTGTTACAACTTGCCACCTTATTTCAAGGATTGGGATGAATACGTTGACTATCTTGCAGATAATCTTTGTGAGGATAAGAAGAATGCAGAGACTATCAAGAAGGGTTACCGTGCTGCCAAGAAGAGAAATGCAGCTAAGGCCGGTCATTGCCAGGAGTGCATTGATTATGTAATACATCAGATTGGCTACACAAGTGCCGTCTGCGTAATTGCGGAAGATTTCGGAATGAAGCGCATTCAGAGCGTAGAGCGTTCTTTGCGTCAGTATTTGAGCGACAATTATGTTAAAATAGAAAAAGCTAATAAGGAATATGAATCTTCAAGAGAACATCAAGAAGGAGTTTGATGCTGCCAAGGATAAGGTGCAGTTTTTGAACGACCTCAGAAAGTATATCAGTTCCTTATCTCCGGAGAAAGTCAACCCTGTAGATTGCGTGCTTTGGGTTGACAAGGATATGGTTGTAGCAAACAACTACAACCCTAACCATGTGGCAGATAAGGAAATGCGTCTTCTCTATACATCCGTGAGGGAAGACGGTTACACAATGCCTATCGTTACCATTTGGGACGAGAAGCTGCAGAAGTATGTAATCATCGACGGTTTCCACAGAAACCTCGTTATTCGCAAGTTCGCGGACATTAATGAGCGATGTGGCGGAAAGCTTCCGATTGTGGTCCTAGACAAGGACATCGACCAGCGTATGGCATCAACAGTAAGACACAACCGTGCCCGTGGAAGCCATTCTGTTGACGGAATGGTTAATATCGTTTTCAATATGCTCAGAGATGGTGTGTCGGAGCGTGAGATTTGCGAAAAGGTAGGTCTGGAGCAGAAAGAGCTTGTAAAGCTTAAGTATGTAACTGGCTTTGCCAAGATTTTCAAGAACTATAAGTATAATGCGGCTATCGAAAAGGTTGTCGACGAGAGACGCGTAGCAAGAGAGACAGCCAAGAAGAAGGAGGATAAGAAATGAAAGTAAAGTCAGTTAAGCTCAGTGAAATCTTTCCTTACTATGACAACCCTCGTGACAACACGAATGCGGTTGAGCCTACCAAGGAGAGTATCAAGCGTTTTGGATTCGTTAAGCCTATCCTCGTTGATAAGGCAGGTGTAATCATTGCCGGTCACACAAGATACGTGGCCGCTTACCAGTTGGGTATGGAGTTCGTTCCTGTCGTTTACTCGGATATGGACGACGAAATGGCAAAGAAGTACCGCATCCTCGATAACAAGCTGGCAGAGAAGTCTTCTTTTGATGAAGACCAGCTTTTGGAGGAATTGCGCAACATGGAGGTTCCTACCGATATGCAGGCTTTCTTCTTTGAAGACATCAATCAGATGCTCAACTTCTCCCTCGACAGCATCAACCAGCAGGCAGAAGAGTATGGTGGTTTCCAGGATGACTATTCTCAGGTGGAAGAGGAGAACTTCGAGGCTCCATCAAATGAAGAGGCTGGTGAAAGCGAGGAAGCTCCTTCGGATGAGGAGGAAGACCCTGCCAAGGATTTGTTCGTTCTCAAAGAGCGCGAGGACGGTTCACATTATATGAAGGTCGTTTGCCCATATTGCGGAAATATGGAAACAATAGAAATTGAGGATTAACGGGTATGGAAGAGATTAAGATTAATGACAAGGTAATTGAGTTACCTATTGACAGTATCGTGCCTCATGACGGTTCGCACAAGACCGACGAGACGGCAGTACAAGCAATCATGCAGTCCATCAAGGATTTCGGCATCACTCAGCCTATTTCCGTTGACAAGAACAACGTGATTGTAACCGGTAACGGTGTATATAAGGCTGCTAAGGCATTGGGAATGGATAAGGTTCCCTGCATCCGTGTTGACTATCTGACTGATGAGCAGATTAAGCAGTATAGAATCGCTGATGACAAGACGTCCGAGTTCGCCACTTGGAACGAGAAGAAGCTTCGCAAAGAGCTCTCCTATCTCGGTGATCCTAACAGCATTCAGTTTGCTTTCGATGAGAGCATTGCCGGTATGCTTGGACTCAACGCTAAGCCAAAGGAACAGAAGCCTGCAGCCGCACCTTCAAAGGCTGAGACTAATCATACGGCTAAGAAGGTCGTAACCGAAGCCCAGAAGGACCAGAAGTTCAAGGAGGAAATGAAGGGCGTTGAGGAGAATATCCAGGTCAAGCCTTCAGAGTATTATGAGTATAATTGTTCCGCTTGCGGTAAACTAGTAAAAGTTAAGAAGCCATGACAGATGAATCATCACAGCCGAAAGTAAAGTCTTTCGTACATAGAATCCCCAATCCAGTTGGAAGACCATACAAGATTAAGTCTTCTCAGGAATTATGGGATAAGTTTGTAGCTTACTGTGATGATGTTGAAAATGACCCTTGGCAGCAAAAGACTGGTAGCAATTCCATTGCAGGCGGCAGCGGCAAATCCACAAATTCCATGAGACAAGAGGTAAGGGTTTTCAGAAGAGCCTATACTCTTGTCGGATTTTGTGCTTTCTGTGGCATTGTTCAGAAATGGGCGGATTTCAAGAGAGGTAATCTTAAGAGACCAGGCTTTGAGCAGGTGATAACACAGATTGAGAATGTCGTGATGGCCCAGCAGATTGATGGTGCCATGCTTCATCAGTTTGATTCCAGCATTGTTGCAAGGCTCAACGGATTGGCAGACAAGCATATTCAAGAAGTAACTGGCAAGGATGGCGAGGACTTCAAGTTCCCTAAGCTGTCCTTGGATGATATTAAAGAATTACAGAAGATAAATGGACTTTGAGAAACAACGTTTTCTTCATAAGCAGTTAGTGGCATCGTCCCTGCTGCAATTCACTACTAAGATGTTCGCCTATACTGCTCGACGTGAGTATGTAGTAGGCGAACATCACAGGATTATATGTGATGCGCTCATGGATGTGATAAGGGGAAAAACTAACAAGCTGATTATCAACATCAGCCCTCGTTACGGAAAGACCCTCTTGTGTTCACAGATGTTTATCGCATATGGTCTTGCGCTGAACCCTGCTTCAAAGTTTCTGCACATATCTTATTCCGGAAGTCTCGTCCAGGACAATTCTATGGCAGTCAAGGACACGATAACTTCCACATATTTTCAAACACTATTTCCGAATGTCAAAATCAGAAAGAACGATAACACAAGATCAAAATGGAGCACAACGGCAGGTGGTGGTGAGTATGCTACATCTACCTTGGGTCAGATCACAGGTTTTGGTGCAGGTCAGCCAGACTGGACCGAAGAAGACATAAAGAACATGGATAAGTTTATGGCTACGTTCAACCCCGGTCATTTTTCGGGAGCCATAGTTATCGATGACCCCCTACGACCGGACGATGCCTTGTCTGATAACGTCAGAGAGTCTATCAACAGACGTTTCGAGACAACCATCCGTAACCGTGTAAACTCACGTCATACGCCAATTATCATCGTCATGCAGAGGTTGCACGAGCACGACTTGTGCGGTTACCTTCAAGAGATTGAACCAAATGAGTGGAAGGTTGTTTCCCTCCCGGTCATACAGACAGACGAGGACGGAAAGGAGCGAGCCTTGTGGCCGTGGAAACATACGTTGGAGGAGCTGTATAAAATCAAGCATGCCAGCGAGTTCGTATTCGAGACACAGTACATGCAGAACCCTACCCCTATGGAAGGTCTTATGTACCATGCCTTCAGAACATACGATGTGCTGCCAGACAGAAGGTATGCAAGAATGATTGGCAACTACACCGACTCGGCAGATACCGGTTTCGACTTCCTTTGCTCTATATGCTTCGATGCACACGATGACGGCTACTATGTTACCGATGTTCTATACACCAAGCGACCGATGGAATACACGGAACCAGCGCAAGCCAATATGGTTAAGCGCAATCAGACAGACGTGTGTTTCGTTGAAAGCAACAACGGTGGCCGCTCTTATGCCCGCAATGTCGAGCGCATAACAAGGGAACACGGAAACAGAATCACCCAGTTCGTAACGTTCACGCAATCGAAGAACAAACAGATTAGAATCTTCACTCGCTCCAGCGAGGTAAACAATAAACTAGTTTTCCCTTCTAATTGGGAACAGTTGTGGCCGGAGTTCGCCCACGATATGAAATCCTACAGAAAGGAAGGATATAACGCCCACGATGATGCGCCGGACGCTTGTACGGGCATCATAGAGAAGTGTGAGGAGTGGCTTAACAATGCTACCGATGCACAGCTCAGACGTGGCGGTTTCTTGTAATTTCTTTTTTTTACCATGTTAGATAGGCGTTTGCTCGTGAGAGTAGGCGCCTTAACTATTTGGATATCAGTCTATTATAATTTAGTATTTTTAACTAAAATAATCGTTGGTATATTTGCATATATCAGAAAATTTTCGTACCTTTGCATATAGATAAGAGGTAGTACTTTTGACTATTCAGAGCCTACCTTATAAGTTGAACCAATTAAAATTATAAAGATTATGAAACATTACAGCAAATTCGTTATTGATACAGTAGAAGAGTTGAAGAAGGAAATCCTCGTTAACTATGGATATGGTGAAATTAAACAGATAGTTGAGGGAATTGCGGCAGACGAGGAGACAGCCAAAGTGTTTCTTAACACAGACTTCGGTGAGAACCTTGTACCAGACGGAGTAACTCCTTACTTGGAATCAATGGTAACGGTTCAGATAAACGACTTTGATGAGCTTCTTTTCAAGGCTTTACGATACAAGGGAGATGAGAAGACTACTTATTACGTTGACATCAAGTCTTCAATTACAAACAAAGATTATCGCCTTGTGGAAATTGAGGTTCCTAGCAAGAGATACGCTAAGAGATTGAAGAGAAATGCACAGATGATTGCTTTGTGTAAATACATGTTGTGTGACATTTAAACTAAGTTTAAGATATGAAACGGATATCAATGGAAGAGACAGAAAAGACGAGAAAATATTTGGCTAATCTTCGTTATAATAGAGGAAGAGACATTTCGATAAAGGAGGTTTAGTTATGAGCGGTCTTTTTGAAACAAAGCTTCGAGAGTGCAGATTGCGGATTGTTCCAGGGAGAAGAGGAGTTCGAGGCAACCAAGAAGTTGTACGAGACTAAAATCGCATACCCTGTTGATGATTAACAGGCAAACCAATCGTTGAACCAATTAAGAATAAAGATTATGGGTACTTTGTTAGTTACATTCTACAAGGAAGTGTTTCACGGTATGGATGACAAGACCTTAGAAAAGGTTGAGTTCGAACATAAGAAGGACGTGAGCAAGAGTGATTATGAGAACATGACAGACGCTTACGACATTGCGGTAAGCAGAGGCCACAACCCTAATAAGAACATTTCAATAAAGGAGGTTTAGCTATGGACGGTATTTTTGAGACAAAGCTTCTTAAATACAAGAAGCACATCATCCAGGTTTTTGAGGATATGTTCGGTCAGAGATACGTCTATATCGACGTCAAGACGCAGACTTATTCTATTAACAATGCAAAGAGAATGATTAGCCTATGTTGTCAACTGTAATATTCACGGATGGCGCCCAGAAGAATGTGGAGCCATCCAACGGAACGGATTTCTCATTGGAGGAGTTGAGAGGATTTGTTGGTGGACACATTGAGTTGGTCCGACTCAGCAAGTCGCAGGTAATGGTAGTTAATGAGGAAGGCAAGGTTTACGACCTTCCTCAGAACGAGAACGCCACGATGCTTGTGAATATTGCAGGTATCAGAGACGTTATAGTAGGTAATGTATTAGTTTGTGACATCAATAAAATCAAGTAATATGGATAAGAATGATTTGATGAAGTACCTCGTAGAAGAGGCAGAGTATAGTGAGAGTGAAGTAGCCGAAATGACTAACACGGAGTTGCTGGATCATTGGCTTGAGTACAACGGAATTTGCGGTTACACAGAGGACATCAAAGAAGTTATTGAGGCTGCTTTTGATGTAGATTTGGAGGACTAGCCATGTACAAAGAGAATATAGGAACTGACAGATATGGGCGCACAATGCGCCTATATCACTCCTGCAACACGGTCTATTGCGACCACGTCAAAGACGGAAAGGTTGTAAGGACCAAAGAGGTGCAAGTGGACGACGATGTTATCTCGCTGTTTAATGCCCCTCATACTAGCGGAGCTTATATTTATGATGAAATTTACAGAAGATACGGGATATGGCTATGAAAAAGATTATCACCATTGAAGTAGAAAGCTCTAGTGTAGAGTGCTATAGTAGCTTCTATACGGACCTGGAGTCTTTCGTCACGCACAGAGTGAATGGTACTCCATTGAGAATTAAAATAACCTCAGATATTAAGTAGCGTATGAAACCAATGTTAGCAACAAGATATTATCCGTCACAGACGAAGTTTCCTTGCTTCGCCCAGCCTAAGTATGACGGAGTTCGCTGCATCCTTCATAAAGGAGAAGACGGTGAGGTACACCTCACATCGAGAGGTGGCAAGGAATATGATGTTCCTCAGATTAAGGATTGGGGAGAGAAACACCGCGGTATGCTTCCTTTGGATGGGGAGATATACAACCACCAGGAATTGACCTTCCAGCAGATATGTTCTGCCGTCAAGTGCCGTTCTGCTATGACCGACAAGCTACGTATGGTTATCTACGATGCACAGATTCCGGGAAGCTTTTCTGCCAGATGGAAAGTTCTGCAGGAGGAGTTTGCTTCCATTGATCCAAACGGACCGGTGTACCTTACGCAGACTTTCGTTGCCCATTCAGAGAAGGACATCAAGCGATGGCACAAGATATTCGTTTCCACCGGTTACGAGGGTGCCATTATCAGAAATGCAGATGGAACCTATACCGAGGGCAGAAGCAATGACCTTATGAAGCTGAAATCGTTCGACACGACGGAGTTCAAGGTGGTCGATGTTTTGGAAGCGGAGGGCAATGATGCAGGTACCGCTATATTCAAACTGAAGTGTGGAGAGTACGAGTTCTGTGCCCGCCCGGTAGGTTCAAGGTCGCTCAGAGCTCAATACTTAGCCGACAAGGAAGAGTTGATAGGTATGGCGGCGACCGTTCAGCATCAAGGGTATTCTGACGCTGGAGTGCCGAGATTCCCGGTATTGTTGAACATTAGGGATTACGAGTAATGGCAGCATTAAATATTAACGAGTATTACGGCTGCTTCTCTTGCGAGGCTGCTGACGAGCACGGGAATGGTTGCAGGCACGGTCTGCTGTTCCCGGTACTGCTTGCGATGGGAAACAAGAGAAGCTGCCCAAACTATAAATTCGAGGAGAAATAACTATGGAAGTAAAGGTTAAGATTAAGAGAAATTATGATCCAAAGTCAACTCTTGCGGTTCTCATTAACTATAAGAGAGGGCTGCAGAGATTGGTAAAATTCACATACCCGGATAATTGGGATATCGACAAGCTCGATTTGTATATCAATTCACACAGCGAGTTCAATGTAAGAAATGTGCGTTTTTCAGAGGACATTAGCATGATGCGTATGAAAGATAACCTGGAGAATATTAAGAAACTGGGATATCGCGTCATCAGCTTGACACAGACGTATGGGTACATCTTAAGAAAGGATGGTAAGTTCCTGTCGTACAGTCTTGCTAGATACTCCTATGAGGGAGGCATCAATTTTACATATAAATACAAGCCGTCGAGAAGCCAGGGTATGGGTTCAATGCAGGGAAGCCCCGAGTTCGGATATCACGAGTTCTCCAATGAAATGCTTGACAAGATGATGGACCACCCGAAGCTTTACGGTAAGGTCGAGTACTACAAAGACTTCAATGAGTACTGTCTGCTGAATGCAGGGCGAGAAAAGGTACTCAAAAAAATAATCTGATTTTTTTGGTTCAACACAATAAAGTACCATATGATGCGTTATTAATCTGACAGACGGATTATTAACTAAAGCTTAGCTACCGGCATGACGGGCGCATCATATGGGAAATAGAAAATTTGTTCCACAGGTAGGAAACCATCTTGGAACTATCTCGAACATTTTAGCTGTTGTTTCATTTATAGCCATAATAGGTTCAATTATAACTTGGATAAACGCCTTGAATACTTCTGGCGGTTATGGATATGAAAGTTCAAGTATTAGTGGCGTACAGGCATTTGGCTACGTTATTGACTCATTGCTTTGCCTGGTAGGTTCTTTTGTACTCAGAGGATTCTCGTTTATCGTGAAAGCAGCTGTACGCTATCTTGATGAGAAAGGTGAGTTTGATGAAAAGTAGAATGTAATTGCTATGTCATCAAAGCTTATAGTAGATCAAAAGAACGTAAAGTATCTTTTTCAAGATAAAAAAGCTACGTTCTTGATTCCTGATTATCAGCGTCCGTATGCTTGGGGAGAAGACGAATGTAAGGTCTTATGGGAAGACTTATTTTCCTTTTCATTCCCAAATAACAACTGCGACAGCTTCGATTCTTCAGAGAGTTACTTTCTCGGTCCTATAGTAACATTCCGTAATGACGAAGGGAAACTTGAAATCATTGACGGTCAGCAGCGTCTTACAACCTTGCTTCTCTTACTGCGAGCTTTCTACAATCGCCTGGAGCACATGAAAGACAATCGTTCAATCAAGATGCGAGAGGACATAGAAAAGTGCATTTGGAGAGCAAATGAGTTCGGAGAGTATGATCCAAACGACTTGAAGATAAATTCGGAGGTTGCAACTGATAACGACAAGGAAGAGTTTATGGATATACTCCGGAAAGGAACATCAGAAGGAAAAAGTCGGTATGCAACTAACTTCAGATACTTTCAAGACAAGATAGGAAAATTCATTGAAGAATACCCTTCTTTCTTTGCACTATATCCAGCTCGCATACTCAATAACTGCGTACTACTTCCGATAGAGGCTGAGTCGCAAGATACTGCTCTTAGGATATTCTCGACGCTTAATGATAGAGGTAAGCCATTGTCTGACTCAGACATCTTCAAGGCACAGCTCTATAAGTTCTACTCATCCATCGGAAAGAAGGAAGAGTTTATCACTACATGGAAAGAGCTTGACGAACTCGTTACCAAAATATTCCACCCATATCGTGGAACACCTTTGGATGAGTTGTTTACACGCTATATGTACTACGAGAGGGCATTGCTGACTAATCGTAGTTCTATGACAGAAGGACTTCGTAAGTTCTATGAGAAAGATGGATATGTTCTACTTCGACGAGAACAGACTTTAGAGAATCTAGTCTTGCTTGCGGACTTCTGGAAAGATGTATATTCTCAGAACGAAGACCGTTTTTCCGTAGATGTACTAAAGCGCTTGTTTGTATTGAATTATGCGCCTAACAGCTTATGGACTTATATTGTATCGGTATATTTCATGCACTATAAGAATGCTGAGAATATGCTAGACAACGAGAAGTTCTATCTGTTCTTGAATCGTTTGATAGGCTTTATCTGGGCATACGCTATCAGCAACCCAGGAATAACAGCCTTGCGAGCACCGGTCTTTAACGAAATGGTGAATATCATAGAGAACAAAGAGATAGCTTTCGAGAACTATCTATTCCAAGAGGAATTGTTCCGTTCGCAATTCACCAACTTCAGTTTTTCAAACACTCGTGCGATTACGAAGTCGATGATTGTGTGGTGGGCATTCTCTTTCGATAGCCAGGAATTGCTTCCTCTTGACGCAACATATGATATTGAACACATCTTCCCAAGGAACAGACAAGTCAAGGAAGGTGGATTGTCGAGTGACGAGGTTCTTGAAATGTTGGGAAACAAATCGGTATTGGAGCGAAGAGTTAATATTCGGGCATCCGATTACAGATTTGCTGACAAGATTAAGTATTATAATGGTGAGTTCAAATCCACAGGCGAGAGGATTGGAACTAAGATACACGAATTACGAATGCTGTCACAGACGTTGACAGATTTTACAGAAACGGATATTAGAGAGCGCACGTCAAGAATGCTTGATGAGTTTATCGCTTACCTCAAATCTAACTCTCTGATTTCCAATAAATTAAATTCGTAATTTAGGTTAAAAGATTTGGTAATTTGCCGATTTTTTCGTACCTTTGCATATAGATAAAAGGTCGTAAAATTGACTAAGAGCCGAACACATACAGGGCAACTGCAACGTTACGACCTGCCGAGGAAATAAAACCGGGACGCTGGTTCTCTTAGGCGATTTTCGAGGGCGTGACAAGCGGCTGCCCTTCTTTATTAAATGAGCTTGATGGTTGCTTAATACGAAAATCTTATGGCAACAAACGCAGACATGAGCTTGAAAGAGTTCGCAAAGGAAATGCTGGTCGAAGTCAAAAAGGACCAGGAGTGGTTAACAAGACAGAAGGAAATCATCGGTGATCTCCAGGAGAGAATTGATGAATGCTTCAAGAGAGTGCAGAAGTGCGACATGACAAAGGGAGTCTATTCAACTACGCAGATGTCGAAGGAGTTGGGCATGAGCAGCGCACAGAAGTTGTACGAAGAGCTGAAGGAGGTTGGCCTTGCGTTCAACCAGGGTTATGAGTGGATGCTGACAAGTCCCTACTCCACCTATCAGCTAACTGAGGTGACTACCCACATCATCAAGGGCAAGTACACAAGAAGACCTCTTTGGACGGAGCGAGGCAGACGCTGGCTTCTCGCATTGAAGGAGAAGAACATCATCTGCAACCTGCCGAAGCCGAGAGTGCCGAAGGCTGTTGAGAAGAGTATTGCTTCTCAGTCTGGCGAGAAGAAGGAAGAGGTCAAGGTCGAGCCGCCAACACCGCTGATGAAGAAAGCCGAGACGCTTAAGGATGAAATCAACTGCCTTTTGAGTCTCATCACGGAGGTCGGAAAGGGAGAGACGATGCTCCTTATGGGAGACATTATGACAATCTCCACCACCATCAGTGAGCACGTGAGCACGTTGGCTTTCGAGGCTTACAAGACATTAAATGCACCAGCGAGGGCTTGAACCAATTAAAATTCGGAAAAAGATTTGGATTTTCCAAAATAAAATATTACCTTTGCAGCGGTAAAGGAGAAAGATAAATAGGGATTGGATAGACCTCTCACACGTCGGTCTTCGGATGCAGACTTCGGGAGGGTTTCCAATCCCTTGCTTTTTAGTTTAGTAATCTCATAGTATAAAGGATATTTTCACTTGTAAGTTTAGCCTTACATTCTATTCGTTTTCCTTGATAAGTAGCATGGAATACTTTGAACTGAAAATCATGATGGTAACCTTCCTCAATCCTGTCAAATGTTGCTGTAGGAAACCATTCGTTTACATCGGCTGCAACTTGTATTGTTTCGCTAAGTCTTCTATTTCTAATATTCTTTGCCATCGTTTCAGAAAAGAAATTTCGTCCTACCACAAATTCCTCATTATTATTATTGAGATAAAGTCTTCTAGCCGTTTGACCGTCTGGTAGCTCTACCTCTCTAAATTTCTCTTGAAGAGTTTCATTTATAAGTTCGCGAAGTCTAGCCCTAACTTCAGGCGAGTTCTGAGTTGCTATTCTTATTTGTCTTTGAGGTCTTTCTGAACGAGCATATTGGGTGATATAGGAAGACTGCTTTACTTTGTCTTTATTGTCATTCACCCAATTTGTGAAGTTCTTAGGCATAGTATTGTTTGGCTGTTTACCACTCCAATACTCCTTTTCACTCATAATTACCGGGATGGCATAGCACATACAATTCACGTGCCAACCAACCCAAGGAAAATAACTCGGATAGACACCTGCAAGCAAATCACACATATCGTGCTTATGGCTAGGATTGTTGGTTGTCTTTATTTCCTTGCCTTTAATATAGTCCATCCTAGCCCATCTTTCCTGCTCGGCATAACGGTAGGCCATGTTTATCTCGTTACGTGCCAGACGCACGCTTCTGTACTCGCAGTTCTGAATGGTTATGGCTTTTCCGTATTTCTTCTTATAGGCTTTGGCAAGTGATGGATAATCATTAAGGTACTTGCTGACCTTCTTGCTGAGTTTAACAGCACTCATACCCTTCTCTATGCCGACAGACAGAGATTTCTCCAGAGCCTCCTTTACATCAGCTCTCTGATTCCATATTCTTTCTGAAAGACCGAGACCTTTAATCTTTCTCTCCATGAAAGCCTTCTTTGCCGCGTTGTTGTGCTCAAAGTAAGCTTTCTGCTTTGCATCCGCTATCTTCCTAGTAAAGGTACCGATTACCCTTTTGGCAAGTAGGTCCTGCAGCGTGTTACTGTTCTTCCATTCGTCCGATATGCCATTATAGACCAATGCCTGCATATTGTTTGAATAGTAATCCAACAAGGCGTTCACTTTCTTTTCTGTTTTAGGGTAATCATCAAAAGAGAACTCGCCATCCCCATCGAAGTCGGTGGAGGTGGCGATTTTAGCGGACTCCTTGGCAAGAGTCTCATAGATGGAAATGATTTTCCTGGTATAAGCGTTCAGTCTCTTGCCAAGGTCTTTATATGCCTTTTTCTGATTAGGCAGTTTTGGCTTTTTCATACAATTTCATTTTAAAGTGTTTGCAGCAATCCCAGTTGAGAAGAACGCTCCATTCTTGATATGGGCATTTGGCTAGGATAGGCTGACCTTCAAGGCTCATACTATGAAAGTCAGTAGCATGAGCACATTCACGGCAGAAGTGCCGTTTCTCTTCTTCCTTCTTCTTTCTCATAGCTATTCCTCCGAGAATAAGTTAGGCATAGAAGCTGCTGTTCTTGTGGCCTCTACTTCCTCTTCTCCTTGAATCTCGTTGAAAGTCTTGTCAGGATCATCGGAAAGACCGGCACGCTGGATAGATTCCTTCTGGCTGACGAGAGGCTTATTGCCGTTAGCCTTAAGCCACTTGTCAATCTGAGTATTCTCATCCTCCTGGATGAATGGTGTGATGATGTGCTCTACAGTAATCTCCTCCATTCTAGCTGCCCACTTCGTGTTCATCTTGGAAAGGAACGCCTTTATGACGTTGGTCTCTCTCTCGAAGCCTTCAATCCAGGCACCTTTCTCCTCTCCTATCTTAAGATGGGCATCCATGAGGAGTGTCTTTCTTGAATCGTAGCCGATATTGCCAAGGCTCTTCATATTCTCGAAACTGATGTCCGGCATTTGGGACTGCATGAAGAAAAGCTTGACGAGAGTGTCAACGTGATACTTAAGAGCCTCGATAGCCTGCTGCCAAGACACGTAGCTGACATCGCCGCCTTCATTGACTCTATACACTCTCTTGCTCTCTCCCTTTCGCTCCATACCAACGATGGCACCGGCAATCTTCAAGACAGGAGCAGAATTGTATGCCACAACATCGCTGTTTCGGGAAATGGTGTACTCGATATTCTCACGGATAGGTGTCAATCCTTCCCAGCATGGCTTGTGCCGGTACCAGAACACGGCTGGAATCTTGTCGATAGAAATTTCATTTTCATCCACCAAATTCCATCCGGACTCTTCATCGTCTGAAGACAGGTCCCACTTGTAATGATGGTCTGCCGTATAGGTCTCGAAGAAGGTGTGCTCTGTGTCAGTAACCTTACGCTTATACTCGAATGACAGAGCAAGCAAGTCATCATACTCATCAAAGTAAGGATAGATGTCAACTCCGTCCATTGGAGAGAATGTCTTACATTTCAGTTTGTACTGACTGTCGAAGCCGTAGAGCTTGTTAGGCTTCTTCTGTGTGTACCAAAGTGTGAACATCTGGCAAGAGGCGTAATAGCACTTTGCTCTGTGCATGTTCACGGTATCAATGTGTGCGCAGGCGTAGATTTTCTCGATGGCACGAACAATCGTCTTCAGTTCCTCGTCAGCCTGATCATAAGTATATACACGCTTGACCGGTATAGCCATTGTGAACTCAGAGATTCTTCGTGTAAGAAGCTTCTCCAATCCGATAGGCAATCTAGCAGCCTTTTCTACTATTCCGTCATCAAGCGTTCTGTCCTGTCTGCCTACGTGGTCTTCTACGATTTCATGGAGCATAGGCTCATACTCAGATAACAGGGTACTCCAAAGTGGAATATCCAACACGTGTTGTTTCAGCTCTCCTATGATGCTGCCAACGTCATTTCTTTTAAAAAGTTCATTAAAGTCTATCATAATCTTCTAAATTTTGATTTGGCAAATTTACAGATATATTCGCATATATTTAGCGTATTTAGTATTTTTAACTAAAATAATCGTTGGTAAATTTGCATATATCAGAAAATTTTCGTACCTTTGCATATAGATAAGAGGTAGTACTTTTGACTATTCAGAGCCTACCTTATAAGTTGAACCAATTAAAATTATAAAGATTATGAACAATTCAGTTGAAACAAAGAAGGCAGAGGTTAGAAAGAACATCGAGAACATGTTTGAGTCAGCCACAAAGAAGATAAAGGACATTATTTCTGTTTGCCCTGATTGGGAGGTAGAGGGTATTGACTTAGGTTACAAGTCACTTACCGTCCACTTGAACTTGAAAGGAGTCGAAAGAGACAGAGACCTGGTGATTCGCTATCAAGCTAAAGTTGGTAATATCTATGAAGAGTCTTTCAATACCAATGTGGCATGCTGTGGTAGCTTTGACCTTCTGGATGCAAACGACAACCTTAAGTACTACGCAGCGGTTGGCGACATCCTCAACCATAAAGATATGCTTTCCCTCTTGAAAGAGACTATGGTTTACTTCACAAATAAAATTATTGAGTTGCGTAAAGAATATGATAAATTAGACAAGGAGGATTAGTTATGACAAAGCAAGAAGAAATTGATATTCTACAGTCCTTGAAGGGCGATACCTATTTCGCTCAGTTCTTCGGTAGCAAGGACATTGATCAGATGTGCCAGAACATCAGTAACGATTTCGCCATTGAGGGCGGATGCGGATTTAATCAGAAAGCAGAAGCTTTAGAGCGAATTAACGCAGACCTTAAAAAGGAGATTCAACAGAAAATCTATGATTTAGGAATGGAACTTATCAAGGACTTAGATAAGGGATTTGATGAGGATGCCATCTATCAGTTGGTTAAAGGCGAGGTCGGAGTAGATGCCATCATCAAGTTCAAGCGTAAGAACGATTTGGAGCTTACGGATAAGGAGATAGATTATTTGGTATCTAAACTTCCATGATTATGAAGCATATATGTAGTAATTGCATAGCTTCCGAGATATGCTATAGTGAAGGCAAGAAGCCTAATGACACTTGCCTTCACTGGGAATGGAGATATTCCGGTTTGTGGTTTAACAAATAAAAGTAAGACAATGGGAAAAGAGAAAGTTACAGCAGACGATTTGAAGGTTACTCTTTCGGAGCAGGGAGTGACATCGGGTTTGAAGCAGGAAAAGATTATTCAGCGCTTGCAGGTTAATGGGTGCTTGATTGCAATGGTAACAGATATATTGGACCAACTTATCAAAGATGAGCAGTCTATGTTCAGATTGCTAAAGGTTCAGTACAAACAAGAGAAGAAGATGCACTACAATCAAATGCAGGATGCAGCAAAGAAGTACTATTTCCACTTGAAGCCCTTCACTAAGAGTTTCTTCGATGACGAGAACATTTGCGCCAACCTGGAGGATAACGCAAATGACATCTATGAAATCATCAAACTTCTTGCGGACCACACTAACGACCACAAGGATATGGAAGTGATTAAGAGAAACCTCAGAAAGAGAAAGTTGAACCATCATATTTTCGATTAAGATTATGGCAGATTATAAAGTTGAAGTAGATTTATCGGATTTATTCGATGATATGATAATCAGTGAACAGAAGAGCTTTTTAGTTGATAAGTTCTGCTCATTACCACTATGCTCGATGGAAGAAGTAGTTGGCGAAATGCTGGAGAACCTTAATGGCGATCAGACAGCAAAAGTTATTGAAGACGCTTTTGACAACTTGCATGAGCAAGCCCAGGAGCACGTAATCAACTATGTAAAATGGTAAGGCTATGATGTTTATAAAACGCAAGTGTTTGTTGACTCTTGAAGGAGGTTATCCGATTCAAGCCATCCTTACCATCCCTAAGCCGACAAAGCCCATCTTTCAAAAGGAAATGGAGCGAAAGTTTATCGAGAGTTTTAATGATTCGCAACCAAATGCGGTTCACAAGGTTATCAAGTGTCACATAATGAGAAATTAGTTATGGAAACAAAAGTAGAAGTAAAGACTATTCCTTTGCATGGATTGTTTATCCATCGCAAGCAGGTTTGGCGTTCACTAGGTAAGCTGAGAGCAGAAAGCCATTCTACATCAGCGCAGAAAGTTTATATGAATGAGTATGGCACAGAAGTATATACCGAGAATGCAGATTTTATTGATGGTTTGAAAGTCACTCCTTATTATGGGGAGTTACCAAAAATATCAAAATACGCTGATTGTAGTCTGAGCCATTATCAGCATTGTTTAATGCAAAAATCGATTTAGTTATGGAAACAAAAATAAACATAGCGGAAATCCTTAAGGATAAGCCGCAAGGAACTAAGTTATATGACTTGTTATATAATATAGATGTAGAGTCAGATACAATCAGTACTACAGATACTGAAACAGTAGTTTGGTGTACGAATGAGACTGATAATAATACTACTTGCCATCGTGGCTATTCTGAATTTGGTACTGTAAGAGGATGTTCTGATGGTTTACGGATTCTCCTTCCTTCTAAGGAAATGCGTGATTGGGCAAAGTTTTCTTGGAAGAGGGGTGATGTGTTGGTAAATAGCAGAGGTTTAAAGATACTCTTCGATAGATGGGCAAATGACAACTATACTAGTTTCTATGCAAAGACAATTAATTTGGTAGAAGATGGTTTTCTTGATACCAATTTACATACTTTAGCATCAGAAAAGGAGGCGAAATCTTTTATCAAATGTATTGAGGAAAAATTAGGTGGCAAACTCAATCGTGAGACTTTGAAAATTGAAAAGCAGACTGAGTTCAAGGGTGGGGATATAGTGACATGTAAAATGACGCATGGTTCATCCTCCATAATTCTTGTCAAAAGAATTAGTTCAAGAAAGGTATATTTTCATGTTTATATGATCAATGGGGAAGTACATACTCAAGAAACAGAAAAAGACTTTTATGGTTATGTGGATGGTGTTAAAATGGCCACTGACTCAGAGAAGCAGCAACTCTTTGAGGCTCTAGCAAAGAAAGGCAAGACTTGGGATGCTAAGAAGAAAATGATTGTGAACTTGTCAAAGAAGAGTGAGTTCAAACCTATAGACTGGTGCTTGATGAGAGGAGGTAAAGAGCATTTTGTAAGTGACTGGACATTATGTCAATTCTCACATAAAATGGAATGTGGAAAGTATAGAGCTGTTGGAGGTTGTGCTTATAATGAGTGCATCCCTTACAACGACCAAACCAAGCACCTCTTGGGCACAACTGATGAGTGGAAAGGATGTGAGCAATGAAAAAGAATAAACACTCATTAAAGATAAGTCGTAGCTGCTTTGGCGATACTACCCTTGATGGTTATCCTATAGATACCTATTCAAATGACGAGTTGAAGATTCTAAAGAACCTGCTAACACAGGTTTTGGATGAAGTGAATGAATATATAAAAGACTAGGCGTATGAATGGATTAGAATACATTCCAGGAGATTTGGTGATGATAAAGGAGTCAGCACTTCGATTTGCTAAAGATAAAATATTTAAAGTAATATTTTCATTGAGTGGTGGCTTTGTTAAGGTAGTCATGTTAAATGATAGTAGTACAACGTACTCTATTAGTAATAATTCTGTTCGTCCGATTCCTCTCACTCCAGAGATTCTAGAGAAGAATGGATGGGTGAAAGATAAAGAAGGTTACATAAACGATAGCTATCATCTACATCTATGTGGAAAGTATGATGGATATTCTGTTTACAAAGTTGTAAACGATAACGTAGTTTGGTTAACAGGCGTTAGAAATGTGTCAGATTTACAGCACCTTCTCTTCGGTCTTGGTATTAATCACGAAATGGAGGTGTAGGTATGAGTGTAACACACAAGTAAATCACCATTGCCCTTTCTACGGAAGAAAATGTTACCAATGCGGTTATTGGAATCGTAGAGGAAATGAATGTGAGATAATAACTCATCAAGACAGAAAAATTTGATGTTTAACCGCCTTCGGGCATAAATAGAAGTAATATGACAGTACAAGAATTAATTGACGAATTATCAAAGGTAGAGGATAAGACTATGGAAGTTTGCTTTCCTTATTCTTATGGTATACAAGAAAACGGACAACCTCTAAAGATTGACGAGGTATCAGTATATGATGATTGTGTTATACTTTATGATTAACCATCCTGCAAAGGATATAAATATAAGTAATATGAAGAAAATGAAAATTAAAGACTGCTTTGATAAAGATGGTAACTTCATTAAGCCGTTTGATCCATATAGATGTGAGGATAATGACCCTCTCTATTTAGCATTATTTGATGAAAAGGGGCGCACTACAAGAGATAGTGAAGTTTACACATTAATTGCAAAGCACAATTGGAGATTTGATTGCGCTGCTGTTAGGTATTATCATTCCCATAGATTTGATACTGGGTGCAAAGGTAATTATACAGCAATTTACGCTTGGAGATAGAGTAACTAACCACCCTCTCCTTGGCAACAGGGAGAGGGTAAAAAGAAGAGAATATGAATAAAAAGATTATAATCAATATATTTAAAATGCTTATAACTATAGTAATTATAGTTATGTGGTTCAAATGTCTCTTTGCGGCATTTGATGTACATTTTTTCTGTGGTGTTGTCTATTTACTAATTAGTTTTATAACTATAGGAGTGATGGCACAAATTGAAGAGTATAATAAATCAAAAAAACTATAAGTAAGAAAAAAGTTGGAGGATTGATATGACAGAAGAAATTTATAACAAAGCTACAAACTTAAGAAGTTTAATTGAAAAAGACAAGAAGGCTCTTAAGTATTGGAAGGAAGCAGTAGATGCAACAGAAGAAACTATCACATTGTCTAACGGATTAGGATATAATGGATATGTAAAAACATCTATTGCTATGTTTATATCTTTCAAAGAATTGAAAGATATGGCTATTGAGAGACTTACAAAGAGTTTAGAACGACATCAAAAAATGTATGAAGAATTGTAATGGAGGATAAGCAATGAGTAAAGAAAAAGCAATAGTTCACATTAATAATGTTTCCAAGATGATTGGCTCAAAAAGAATAAAATTGAGTGAAGGTATGGCAATTCATATTCAAAATGAGTTAGTCTTGGCACTTAGAGAATTGGAGGATGAATAAGAAGCAATTTAAGTAAGTAATTATGAATAAAAAAGAGAAATCAATCAATAGTCACATTGATAAGGCTATAGGCTATTCAGACAAGGTTCATGACGAGTTGCAAATTGCTCTGAATATAGCTTTAGAAGGAAAAGGGCTTAGTGACGAGGAAAAGGAACTTCTAAGCGTTGGATTTGCAACAGGAACAGAAGAAGCCGTAGAGCGTGTTGCCGATGGTAGTTGTAATGATGAATATACCAGTGCATGGGATAGCTCAATTAGAGACTGCCGAATATCTGAGGTATATCGCATGACAGGTGAGCAGATACGTGAATATTTTAATTTGTGACAACTATGGATAAGAAGAAAGTAAAAGAGCTGATACAAGAAGCAAAACATTTAGCAATTTTACGCAAATATGAAAACAGACAGACATATTTGAATAATTGCATTTGTCGTTTGGAAGAAGCTTTGAAGGAACTCAACAAGCCAGACTGGGTATCTGTTGAGGATGAGCTTCCCCCTTATTATGAGGCTGTCTTGGTCTGTCATAAAGATTTCCCATGCAATGTGAGAATTGCGAACAGGGTAGCAGGAGAAAGAAATAGCTTCATTGATTCTAATGGTTTTACACATGATGAGTTCGATTTACCCGTATCTCATTGGAAACCTATTGAAAAGTTGGAGGATTGATATGACAAAGCAAGAAGCAATGGCTTTCGCTATCAGCGTAGGAAAGCCGATAAGACATAACTCATTTTCAAAAGGTGAGTTTGTTCAATACAAAGGAAAGGAGTTAGTTGATGAAGAAGGAACTATCCTTCCTCAACAAGAGTTTTGGGCTATCCGTTCAGGTGGCTCTTGGGAGAATGGATGGGAAGAATATAAAGAGGATTGATTATGACAAGAGAAGAAGCTAAAGAATTTTATCCTATTCTGCAAGATTATGCTGAAGGAAAGGTGATTGAGTGTAGAACCAAACCGAGTGCCTTAGAAGGTACAGATGTTCCGAATGATTGGGCGGAAATGAAGGAGATTGAGTACTGGAATAATACAGAGTATCGCATCAAGCCAGATAGTAAGGCGAAAGCAAAGTACCGCCCTTTTGCCAATGTAGAAGAATGTTGGCAGGAGATGTTAAAGCATCAGCCTTTTGGATGGGTGAAGTCTAAGGAAGATGGAAGTCGTTCCTTAATTACTCTTATTATTAGCGAAGAAAATATAGATATAAATTGTATCGATGGCTTTACTTTGGACAAAATTATGAAAAGATTTACCTTTGCCGACGGAACAGTCTTTGGAATTTTAGAGGAGGAATAGCTTATGTATAGACCGATTACAATGTATCAGATTGTCTGTGATAGATGTGGAGAAGTATTTGGTGGTACAGATACTTGCTCTGCACTATTTAGCAACAAAGAAGTTGATATTGGTGACTACTCTGATTGGGAAATGATAGATGGCAAACACTATTGTCCTGATTGCTATGAGGTGGAGGTCATTGATGGAGTGTATAACGTTAAAGCAAAGGAGAAATAGGTATGGATAAAAACGTTTGTGATAATACACTAGTCTTTGGTAGCTGCTATGCTAGAAGCTGTATTGAAGTACCATCTTTGAAGGCAGGAAAGGCTAAATGGAAGGCTTTTTATGATAAGTTCCCTTGGCTTAAAGGTCAACCTTTCTATCTTAGACGTTCATGCTTCTGGGATGGAGGTGAAAGAAATTTGAAGGCAATAAAGATAAAACTTAAAAAGATATAGTTATGGCATGGTTATGTGTAGATGAAAATGGTGAACATATTTTTTGTGAAGAACCATTAAGAGGACGTACTCAAAAGTACGTTTCCTTCTATAGAGAACATCTAATACGTCAACAATCAAGTAAGTTATGGTATGCAAATGCTGATGATATTGATGACGGAGGTTTTATAATATATGCAGAAGAAGGTATTGATTTACCTAAAGGCTCAATTAAGAAGCTCATCGGAAGAGATTTGTCTTGGGAAGATGAGCCAGTAGAATATTAAGAAGAATAGTTATGGTTAAAGAGTATAAACTTTATTTAGATCCAAATGTCAAAAAAAAGATGATAGAACATGGGGGCACATTCGGTAACAACAATAGTTACAAGCCAAAACGTCAACTTATGGCTACTGATGTTATCAGAGAACTCAAAAAGTTGATAGAAGAGAATGGTGATAAACCAGTTTTTGTATCTACAGGATTCGAGTATTGTGATGCGCATGAGGTGTCAACTTACGAAAATGGTGATATTTGCATTGGCTGGTAATTAATATACAAGAAAGTAGCGTATGAAGGTTAGATTGGCAAAGAAGATAATGAACTACTATAAAAGATTTTATGGTAGCAAGTATTGGCTTTGGCGATGGGGTTACTATTGCGGAATGAAAAGTATAGGAAAGAACGCAGGAGACCACCGCATCACCAAGGCGATAAGTTTAACAAGTAAAGAAAATGAGAAATCTAGAAGAAGCAATAAAGGCAGTAGTAAATAAGGTAAATCAAGATTGCATGGCTTACAAAATGAAGCCAGAATACGATAAACAAAAGCCCGAAGTTCCACTCACAAGAAGAGATCGCAGGGCATTAAAAAGAAAGGAAAAGAAATATGGAAATACCAAGTAAGATTTTTATAAGCAAGAGAAGCGCAGAATCCATAGTAGAAAATGGTCATTCTGTCTCTTACGTAGCAGATAAACCAGAAGGCTACAAGAATGGTGCTATTGAGTACACCAATCTCTCAGACGTATGGCATGATGCCATAGTTGAAAAGCAACCCCAGAAGGTATGTGGTAACAACCCAGTGTTAGTTGTTGGTCTGCGAAAAGGCAGAATATCTTACAGGTATCTTTGGACTGATATGGAGGATTGCTGGAAAGACCTAGACTTGCTCACTCCACCAACAAAGAAGGTGTATGACAAGGTTCTGTGGTCATACCTCAAAGATATTGTACCATTCTTAAATAATGAAGAACTATGAGCAAGGAAACATTTGACTTCTCGGAGGCTCTGAGAAGAATGAAGGAAGGGAAAAATGTTAGACGTAAAAATAGCGAATACATCTTTGCTATATGCGGAGGCGGCTGTTTCCCTCAAACAATATCATACAGAACGTGTATGTCTAATATGTTCTCTTTAGGTGTTGCAGCTATACCTACTGAATGTATTCTGGCTACCGATTGGGAGGAGGTGGAAGGATGAAAAAGAAAGTGTTGATCCTCACCGTCAGCAAGCAATGGTTCGATATGATTGCTGCTGGCGAAAAGACCGAGGAGTATCGGGAGATTAAGCCGTATTGGATTCAACGTCTGACTATAGGTTATTTTGAAGTAGCTATGAATGTAACTTTAGACGACATACTTTATGTAAAAGCGTCTTATCGTCCTTTTACCCACGTCCTCTTCATAAATGGCTACCGCAAGGATAGCCCAAAGTTAGAAAAGGAGATTGAGAGTATAACCATCGGCAAGCCGAAGAAAGGTCTTTGCCCAGGCAAGTGGTTGGACCATGAGTTTTTCATTATTAAGTTCAAGTGATATGATTGCAATTAAAGTATCTTCCGAGAACATCCAAGAATTATGGAAATGCCCGGACGTTTCAGAGTTAGTAAAGACTGTCAGCGGAGACTGCACAAAGCAGACGTTGATAGTTAGGTTGAGAAATCGAGAGTTCTATGTTCCCGACGGATTCTATCTCGTAAAAGATGAGAATGGTCGTTGGAGTACACTTAGTCCATCGTTGTACGAGCTAATAAAAGACAAGGTACATGGCGAGAAGTGAGGAGGAAATCCGGGAATACCATAGAAGGTACTACCAGGAGCATAAGGAACATTTATTGGCAAGAATGGAAGTCTATCGTAAAGAGAACGCTGAAAGGATTGCTGCAAACAGAAGATATAACAGAAAGAGAAGGAAAGCCTTGGGCGGCTTAATGAACCCAAATATTAAATAATGAGTAGAGGAAAACATTTTAGTGCAGAAGAGATTGAGTTCATCAAGGTTAATGCTTTGGTGATGACGACAACGGAGATTGCAAAGCAGCTCAATCGTAATTATTGGGCCATCCATCGAAAGATGAAGGAAATGGGTATCAGCAAGAGCCACGTGTTTACAGCTGATGAGGATTTCATCATTCGCAGAATGTATGGCAAGTACCCGGTAAAAGCCATTGCTACCAAGATTGGAGTGGACGAAAACGCTATTTACAATCGTTGTAAGAAGCTTAAGCTAACGAAAGGAGGTGCGCAATGATTGTCATAGTTACCGCTATGGATAAGGAATATGATCTTATCAGCGAATGGATTGCAAAGAATTGGCTTGACTACAAAAATGTTCAAAACATAGCTTTAATCAAGTCTGGTATTGGCAAGGTTAATGCGGCATCTTGCTTGACAGAATTTCTTTCGTCGAATACGTCCAGCAAAGTTACAAGAGTTATCTCGGTAGGATGCGCCGGTGCTGCTGTTGCAGGATTGAAACCTGGTAATGTCGTGATTGGCAATTCGTACTGTTACCACGATGTATATTGCGGCGAACCGAATGCCAATGGACAAGTTCAAGGTATGCCGGCAGTCTTTCCTTCTGATTTCTCGTGGATTGATATGGATGAAAGATTCCGATTAGGAACCATAGCTACGGGAGATAAGTTTGTCACTACGAGAGAGCAGGTATTGGCGATTAAGGATTTCCTTCCTAATTCATATAACGTATGCGCCATCGATATGGAGTCTGCTGCCCTTGCGCAGGTATGCTACAAGAAGGGTATCGGTTTTACGTCCATCCGAGTTATTAGCGATAATCCCCTGGAGCCGAACCAGACCGAGCAGTATGCAGGTTTTTGGGATAGTTTTGCCGAAAAGGCATTTAGTGTTGTTTGTAAATTATTAGAGAATGATACCAAGTTTTAAAGTTGATCATACGAAACTGGAGCCAGGTCTTTATGTTTCGAGAGTAGATAAATGGGGCATGGAGACTGCTACCACATTCGATATTCGTGTGTGCAAGCCAAATAAGGATATGATGTCACCTGCTGTCGCGCACACAATAGAGCATTTGATGGCGGACTACCTACGCAATGATAGACCTCTTAACAATTCCGTTCTGTATTTTGGACCGATGGGTTGTCTTACAGGTTTCTATCTTATCCTTAAAGGTACATGGACTTCAAAGCTAATAAAGGAAATGATAGCGGAAGCTTTTAAAGCGTGTTCGCTATCAAATACGATTCCAGGTGCATCGGAAGTGGAATGCGGAAATTATAGGCTCAACGACTTAAAAGGAGCAAAAGAGCTATGTGATATGTTCTCCGTATATCTATCCACAGCTGGACCGGATAAGCTCAATTATCCAGACTAATATTTATATGTAACCATAAAGTATTTAATCATTAAGTATATTTCCTTGCAATATATTTGGTGATTAAATACTTTTTTTATAATTTTGCAGCATTACTTATTGCTATCGCTTCGTACTGGGATATTTCTTGAATTTTATTGTTCAATTAAATATTTAGTTAGAATGAAAAAAAGAACGAAGCAAGTTTTAGTTATTCTGAAACCCAAATCAAAGGCGTTGGGGTTCAGTAGAGAGGAGTTAGAGGGTATTGCTGCCGATGTTGCCAATAACTTAGAACTCGATGAAGAAGCCTCAGACGAGGATGTAAACGCAGAGATTGAAAAGCAGGTCAATGCGGTTCTTCCTTATCTTAAGATTGCGCAAAAGACCGCGCAGCGTACTATCCAGAGCTTTAAGGATAGTCAAGACTTGGATGACGACGAGGTCGATGACGATGATGATGACCCTGCCGGCAACAAGAAACCAATCCGCAAACAGAAGAAAGAGAAAGAAGAGCAGGTCCCAGCATGGGCGCAGGAACTCATTACTCAGAACAAAGCCTTGCAGACCGAAATCCTCGGTTTGAAGTCAGAGCGAGAGAATGATGGCCGCCGTTCTAAGCTGAAGGCACTCCTTAAGGACAAAGGTACGTTCGGAAAGACTGTCTTGAAGAATTTCGACAAGATGAAGTTCGAGAACGAATCTGAGTTCGACGATTTCTACGATGGTGTTGTGGAGGACTTGGCAGCTATCGATCAAGAGCGTGCTAACGAAGGTCTCGGAAAGCTTGGTGCTCCTGCGGCTCAGAGAAAGCCTAAGAAGGAAGAGGTTGAGGTTATCAAGGACAACGAGATTGATGAGCTTGCCGAAACTATGTAATCTTTAAATTTTAAAAGTTATGTATGGCGTAAGCAAGACAAAAACGTTTGATTCAGGCAAGGAGTCTGTAATCATCAGAAATTACGTGAATGGCATCATGGGTGGTGTCATTCTTGACATGACTGGTTTCTCTGGAGAGTTCATCCAGTGCGGACACATTATCATTCGTGATACCAAGTCTGGCGAGTACAAGCCAATGCCGGTAACAGGTGAGGCTTATGCTTCATTGCCGGAAAATCACGAGTATGTAGGTGTCTGTATGACAACAGCTCCGGCAGATACCCCTCATGTAGGTGTTATGACGGCAGGTGAGGCTAATGATAAGGCTGTCCCTTATCCTGTCGATACGATCAAGGCAGCTTTGAAAACAGCCGTTCCTACTCTTCAGTGGGGACACGATGCAATCGGTTAAGGAGGTGATTTATGCAACAGAGTTCTTTATTTCTTAAGTATATCTTGAGTTTCTTCCCAATCCTGAAGACATTGATTGAGAAGATTAACGGTAAGCGCAAGAACGAGATGACGTATCTCCACAAGGATACATCCATTCTTCGCCGCGTTTATTCTACCGACAACAAATGGGAAGCCGACACGGTTGATACCTCTTACGTAGCTGCTGACTACGTGGCAGTGGATTCTCCGGTTCCTTTGAAGTCTCGTGACAAGATTTCAACCGCCAACGGCAAACTGCCAAAGGTCGGTATGAAGAAGTTCTTGAAGGAGTCAGATATTCTTTCCCTCCGACTTATGGAAGCCCAGGGCGGTCAGACAGCAGAGATTCGTCGTAAGTTGGCGCAGGACCCGGTAGCTTGTAGTGTCGGTGTTGATGAGCGTAATGAGTACGCCCTTCTGTATGGTCTTTCTAACGGCTACGTAGCTGTTCGTGACGACGATAATCCAAAGGAGTTGCTCCGTATCAAGTATCAGTACTTGCCAGAAAATCAGCTCGGCATCAACAACGTTGATAATGGTGTTACAGTTGCAGACTTGAAGGAATGTATCGAGCGAGCATCGAATGATGGCAACACCATCTTGATCTTCTGGATTGGTAAGGCTAAGTTTGACGAACTGAAGAAGGCACAAGACGCTCGCGAGCTTGTTGCCAACTATAAGGGTCAGACTTATGACTCCAACACAAAGCTGCCGGTTCCTACTGCCAGCGTATTCCAGGAGGCATTCTTGGACGAGACCGGTGTATCATTCCGCATCATCAACCGTACTGTCCGCTTGGAGCATGATGGTGTGAAGAAGAGCGTTAAGCCTTGGAACAACGATATGATTATCGGTGTCTGCTCACAGATGATTGGTGCCCTCGTTTACGGTCAGGTAGCAGAGGCAACAAACAGAGTGGCAGGTGTAACCTATCAGCAGATTGATTACAAGCTTATCTCTCAGTATTCAACAACTGATCCATTGCGTGAGACAACTGCGGTGCAGGCATACTGCTTGCCTGTCATCGAGGACGTTGACACAATCTATCAGATTGATACTAAGCTGGCAGACCCAGACGTTTCTGTTGATACCGAAAAGGAGAAAGCAGATACAGAGGACGCTAAGGTAACAATCTCTGATGTGACCTACAAGAAGCCGGAGGCTATCACAACTCTCAACGCTCTTGGTGCTACACTTCCTAGTGACGCCAGCGACAAGGAGGTTATTGATGCCTACAATGAGCTGCCTCCTACAAAGAAGAAGGAGTTCAAGGATAACGCAGCTAAAGCTGAGGAGTAATCATGAAGACGGTCGGACAAGCTTTGGTGGATGAGGTACACATCCCTATCCCCTATGGTTTCGTGGAAAACGCCTGCATAAAGCGTGACCTCGATATCGAATCAGAGTTCACTGGTGACGTTGCCAGAAGTGACGCCTACAAAGGAACGCTTGCCGACTGTCTGCTTTCTCTCATACAAGCCGTTAGCTTCTCCGAAGCGGACAAATCAATAGGTTCCCTCTCGGAAGACCAGCGAAAGGCTATATTAGTTCAAGTCAATCGTTTATATAACTCTATCGGCGAGGAGGAGGTTTCACTTACTCCGAAGCCGACAGTTTACATTAATTGCTGATGAGTCTATTGAGTTTTCATGCCTCAAAGCTATACCGGCAGCAGAAGGTAGCTGGCTATACAGATGATGATGGAAATTATCACCAGGGCAAGACCGAGTGGAAGTTCTGCTGCACTTGTGATGTAGTTCCTGCTGGCGAGGCCAACAAGTTAGTTACATCTGACGGTTCTATTGATTACTACTCCTACGAAGTGCATAACTTGCCCGTAGGGATTGAAAAGTTCTCTTATGGGGATTTTATCAAGCTAGAAATTTTAGGGGCTGAGGAGGTAATTATCAAGGTCAAGGGATTTCATCGTTATCAACTCCAGTGTAAGATATGGGCATAAGAATGACAACCAGCGCTTCCGCTCTCGATGCCTTCCTACAAAGAGCCGCAAGGAAGATACAGCAGAATGTGCTTAAGGCACTCAGCAAGCTAGGAGACGAATCTGTGGTTAGAATCCGTAACAGGTCTGCCAAGGAAAGCTGGATAGACCATACGGGCAACCTAAGAAGTTCTATAGGCTTCGCCGTGTACGAGCAGGGAAGTAAATATATGGAATCAGCCTTTTCGCAGGTTCTCAGTGGCACAGACGGCTCTGCAAAGGGCAAGAAGATGGTCAATGACCTTGCAAAGGAATATTCCAGGGTTTATGCTTTGGTTGTCGTTGCCGGAATGGAATACGCAGGAGAGGTGGAAGCCTTGGAAAGCAAGGATGTCCTCGCATCAACGAAGATATGGGCCACATCCATTGTAGAGCAGCGTGTGAAGACAGCAATAGACTCAGCAGTTAATGAAATAAACAAGTGGAAGATATGAAATCAGACGGAGCAATTAAGACTGATGTTTACCGGTACATCAATGAAAGCGGTTTTATGAGCAACGTCAATGGCAAGCTGTCAAAGACGATGAGACCGCATAATTCTCATAAGGAAGATGTCGTTATCTCCATCTTGGCTAATGAGGGAACGCAGCTTCAAACGGCAATTATAAATGTAAATATATATATACAAGACCAGGACGTAGATGGGCAGTTCGAGGAGAACACTATCAGAGTTGACGAAATCTGCAAACTGGCTTGGAATCTCTTGGAAACGTTCAGAACGAGCGAATATGCTGCCCACGCTATTGAGCAGAGGGTATATGCAACAAGCACGGGAGAACATGTAATAAATAATCAAGTTGAATATAAACTCATAAACGATTAAATTATGTCAGTAACATCATGGGGCAAATGCACTATCTACGTTCAAGAGGTAGGTAGCAAAAAGAACGAGTGGACTAAGCTCCCAACTCCAAAGGATGGCACTACTACTGTTACTCCAACGAAGGGCGATACAATGACCCAGGTTGAGGAAGGTGGCGGAATTGTTGACCGCAAGACAAAGAAGTCCACCTACGAGGCTGTATATCAGCTCTTCATCAAGAAGAACCAGTCGCAGCCATTCAAGACTATTGATGGTATCATTGAGGGTAACTACCGTTTGGCTATCCAGCCAGAAGACGCCGAGCTTCCTGGCGTTTACATGGGTAACACTACTATCGGCGCAGAAGAGGCCTATACGACCCAGGACGGCGCTCTTATCACGTACACTCACGCAGCTCTCATCCCAGAGGGTGACGTGGTGGCTAAGACTACCAACTCAAAGAGTGAGGAAGTCTATTGTGCTTACCGCTGGCGTGTTATCACCGCCGCAAAGGGAACAGGTGGAAAGTATGCCTTGACTTTCAAGAAGCCGCAGGACGGTGAGACTCCTCCTGCTGAAATCACGGAAACCTACGCAGAGACATAGGCATATTCTAATATCCCTTCCGCCGACTGAGGGTTATCAGCCGGCAACTTACCCAAGTAGCTCAGTTGGGAGAGCGAGACCAAATAGTCCGTCGCATGCAAAAAAAATCCAGGGTCTTCAAAAGCTGGTTGAAAGACGCAGGTTCGAGTCCTGCCTTGGGTGCCAACAATTTAAATTCGAGTGATATGGAAGAGTTAGGAATCATTATATCGAATACGCTCACAGATATGCCGATAGGCTTTGATACTGAGCACGCTCACGTTAGCATCTACCCTGTTACACTGGGCAAGATGTACCTAACGTCGCAGTTAATAGATAGCTTGGAGCTAGACAAAGAGTTACTTCAAGCTGATCCATTCTTGGAAGCATTGCGAGTTGCAAACACCAAAAGGGAGACATGCTGCAGATTGATTGCATATCACTCACTCAATACAAAGAACGAGATACTAGACTCCAAATGTGTAAGCAGACAGACGGAGTTAATATTCAAAGAATGTTCCAACGAGGATATAGCTACACTTCTCATCATCATCCTTAAGGCTAACTCATACCAGACAATAGCCAAAGAGACAGGAATGGAAGAAGAAGCGAAGCGTATGGCAAAAGTCAACGCAGCAAAGAAGTCGGAGAATAGCTTTATCTTCGGAGGCAAGACAATATGGGGAACACTCATAGACGCTGCTTGCGAAAGATACGGATGGACTTTCGATTACGTGGTATGGGGAATATCGTATAACAACCTGACTCTCATGCTTAAAGACAAGATTACTTCAATCTATCTGTCTGACGAGGAGAGGAAGAAAGCCCATATACCGGCAGCAGGGGAAGAGGTCATCGATGGCAACAACAAGGAGGCGGTCATGAAGGCGGTGATAGAGTCCGAGACCGAGATTTAACCGAAGTCTTCCTGCGCACGCACGTAAAGTTCCCATATCGAACACTCACATTTGGTATTTCCCCGGCGATTCTTTATAACGGAGTATAAATTCAAGGAAAAATAGAACATTATGCCAAGCATTAAATTCGATACAATAGTCGAGACAGCCAAGGTCGTTTCCGGTTTTCGAGACATTCAGAACGCAGTTCATCAGACTGCCGAGAGGGTTGAGAAGGACGGAAAGTCTATTGACGATGTAATCTCGAATATACAGAACAGTATGAACATTGCCATTGGCGGTTGGAGCATTGGCAAGTTCGTCAATCAGATGATGCAGGTCCGCGGTCAGTTCCAGCAGACAGAAATGGCATTCAAGACGATGTTGCAGTCTGAGGAGAAAGCTGATGCTCTCATGAAGCAGATGATCCGCACGGCAGCCATCACACCTTTCGGGGTTGAAGACGTTACAGAGGGAGCCAAGCAGCTCCTAGCGTTCAACGTAGCAGCCGAGGATGTCAACAAGACGCTTATCGGATTGGGAGACGTTGCAGCAGGTATGGGTCTGAACCTTAAAGACCTCGTGATGCTCTACGGCACCACCATCGCCAAGGGCAAGATGGATACTATGGACTTGTATCAGTTCCTCAACCGAGGTATTCCTATCGCAGATGAGATAGCTAAGGTTATGGGGCTTGACGTTACCAACGCCATCAAGGAGGTCCAGAAGCAAATCAAGGCAGGCAAGGTTACCAGCGACATCTTCATCCAGGCAATGCAGAGTATGACCGCCGAGGGTAGCAAGTTCGGTGGCTTGATGGAAGCCCAGTCAAAGACCATTACTGGCCAGATAAGCAACATTAAGGATGCCATCGAGCAGATGTTCAATGACCTCGGCAAATCCCAGGAGGGTATTATCAATACCGGATTGGGAGTCGTTTCCACCCTCGTTGAGAATTGGGAGACGGTAGGCAAGGCTGTAATGGTCGCTGTTACAGCATACGGAGCCTACAAGGCTGTCGTGATAACTCTTGCTGCTATAGAAAAGGCTCGCATTGCGCTTAATACAGCAGTTAGGTTCATTGAGCTTGCTAAAGCAGTAAGCAATGCAACACAAGCAATGAGAGTGTTCAATTTAGCTTGCAAGACAAATATTTTAGGGTTTGTCGTAGGAACAGTATTATCCGCCATTGTCGCACTCAAGCTGTTTGGCAATAGCGCAGAAGATGCAGCAACCAAGACCTCCAAGTTTACCGAGAGTGCAAATGAAGCATCAAGCAAGGTCGAGTCGCTAATCTCCATTCTGAAGACTGCAAAGGAAGGGTCCAAGGTTTACAAGGACACCATCAAGGAGTTGTCGAACATCTATGGCAACTATGGGATTGCTATTGACAAGATCAAGGAAGACGAGAGCAACCTTGTGGATGTTAAGCAGCAGGAGATAGATAAATCCAATGAACTCATCGAACAAATCAAGCTAGAGGCTACAGAGCGCAACAGAGCCAATGCAATCTCCAAGGCTAACGAAGACTACAACAACCGTGTGGATAGCGCTCAGCAAGCCCTTTTGGGTAAGTTGAAGGATTATGGAACCTCTAGCAGCGGTATAGCCGTCGGCATACAGAACATCGTATCTGACTCGGTTATCAAGCAGTTTGATGACCTAACACAGAAGATGGCTGGCTTGAATGAGCACTCCAAGGAGTATCAGACCTATCTGAAGCAATACAATCAGTTAGAGGCTTCTTTGATATCCGAATCTGAAAAGCTTGCTAATGCTTTCGGTTTTACAGGAGACAAGACAAGCGATGCCAGGAAGGCATTGATTGGTTATCTCTATGAACTTCGAGCTGCAAAGAAACTGCATAGTGAAGAGGCAGATAATATCAACCGGGCGGCAGATGCTACCGAGGATTTCGGAAACAAGGCCACCTCTACCAAGAACAGAATAAACGCTTTGCAGAAGCAGCTCCAGGGTGCCGGCGAGGATGTACACGTTCTCTACAACCGTGTCAAGGAGTTCATGCAGAACTATTCCGAGAACAACATCAACTTCCACGTCAACTTCGATGCCAAGGTACCATTGTGGATGCAGAATATGAATATTCCGGAGCTAGGACGCTTAGGTAAATACTTCTCTGCATTGGCACGCGACCTTGCAAACAACAAGAAGTCTGGTGCGCTAGTCAATGGTAAATGGATGTCAACCAACGATATTGCACAGCGAGGATGGGATTATACCAATGCAGCGAACACCAAGCAGACCAAGGCAGATGACGATGCTAAGAAGAAGCGGCGTGAGAAGGAAGAGGCAGAAGCCAACGCCAAGAAGAACGCTGCCAAAGCTAAGAAAGCATCCGCCGATGCCAAGAAGCTAGCAGAAGACCGGAAGAAGGCCCAGGAGGAACTGAATGAGGACTTGAAGCAGCTGCAGCAGGAAAACATCGATACTGATATATCTCAGATGCAGGAAGGCACGGAGAAGAAGCTTGCTCAAATCAAGAACGACTATGCCAAGCGCAAAGCCGAGATTGACAAGCAGGAAGCAGAGTTCAAGAAGAAGAACAAGGAAGCAGGCAAGAAGGCATCCCTCACCTCTGCTCAGTCCGATGCCCTCAATAAGGCAAGAGACCTCGCTACCCAAGAGTATAACAAGAAGCTTGATGAGGTCAACAGGGAAGCCCTCACCTCTATGCGTGACTACTTGAAGGAGTATGGTTCACTCTATCAGCAGAAGCAAGCCATTGCTGAGGAGTACGAAGAGAAGATTGCCAAGGCTCAGACGGAAGGCGAAAAACTCTCTCTTCAGCAGCAGAGAAAGAAGGACCTCCAAACCATTGAGATAAATGCTATCAGACAGAACATCGATTGGGGAAGCATCTTCGGAGACTTCGGAGCTATGTTCAAGGACCAACTGGAACCAACAATAAAGAAGTTGCAGGAGCTGTCCAAGAGCACAACCGATGTTAACGAACAGAAGACCATACAGGAACTTATCTCCAAGTTACAAGGCTCTGCTACAGTCTGGGATAGTGACATCTTCAAGAAAGTCTCTGACGACATCAACTCCTATCAGTCAGCCATGCAGGGCTATATTGACGCACAAGAGCGAGAGATTGAAGCCACGAAAGCTGTCACCAAGGCGCAGGAAGACCTTGCCAAGGCTAAGAAGAGCGGTGACAAGATAAGCATCAGTAAGGCTGAAAGCAACCTCTCTAGAGCGCAGGGCGTACTTACAACCGCATCTAACAATGTTTTGGAGTTTGGTTCATCAGTTCAGAAGGCGTCATCAGACTTGCAGACATCTGCACAGAAGGCAGTTTCTCAGTTCCAGCAGCTTGAAAATGGTTTGCAGGGTCTAACGTCGGGGTCACTCAAAGGCATAGGAAACTCCATTCTAGGACTTGACAAGCTTTTCGGGGGTACTATGCAGAAGGACGTTGCTAACACGCTTGCAAAGGGCATCCAAGGGTTGCTCGGTAAAGACAGCAACGCAGCCAAGGTTCTGACGGAAGCTTTAGGGGATAGCGGTATGGCAGGTGAAATAATCTCCGCAATACTCGGCATCCTCGATATTCTGAAAGATGGCTTCGGAACACTCATCAGTAACCTCATGGACACGGTCTTTGGCGCAGTAACGGGCATTCTTGATGATGCTTTATCGGGTGACATCGTTATGAAGCCATTGAAGAGTATCGGGAACAACGTTTCTCATATCCTCAACACGCTTTCATTCGGTGGCTTCAATAGTCTGTTCGGTGGAGATGGAAATGCCAAGAAGGTCAATGATACCATCGAAAGACTGACTGACAGAAATACCCTCTTGCAGCAATCCATCGAGGATTTGACTGACGCAATGGAAAACTCCTTTGGCTCCAAGGCAACCTCATACTACGAGCAAGCCTACAAGAATCAGCAGGAGACCAATCAGAACTACCTCGACATCGCAAAGGCACAGGCAAGCTATCACGCTTCTCACGGCTCATGGAATCGTTATTGGAGCGGTTTCAGTAGTGATGAGATGGATTGGATCAAGAAGAACGTCAAATCAGACTTCAATGGCGACCTCTTCTCACTCAGTCCAGAGGAAATGAAGCTCCTCCGTGGCAACGTTGCCATCTGGGAGCATATCGAGAACACTGGAAAGGGTAACTATGGTGGGCGTCTGACAGAGAAGCTGAATGACTACATAGACCAAGCGGGCAAGCTGGATGAGTTATCAGACAAGCTGAAGGAAAGCCTTACGCAGATTTCCTTTGACAGCATGAAGGATAGCTTCGTATCAGACCTTATGGATATGAGCAAGTCAGCGCAGGACTTTGCAGACGATTTCGCTGAAATGATGCAAAAGGCTCTTCTCTCCTACTCTATGGAAGACCTCATCAACGGAGACTTGAAGAAGCTCTATGATGATTGGGCAAAGGCTATCAAGGACAACGATGGCAAGCTTACCGAAACAGACATAGAAGCATTCAACAAGCGTTACGATGATATAGTCCAGGAAGGATTGAAGAGACGTGACGAGTGGGCAAAGGTGACAGGCTACACTGGTTCCTCATCCTCATCACAGACCGCTACAAGCGGAGGATGGGCATCTATGGGGCAAGATACCGCAGATGAGCTGAATGGTCGCTTCACCGCCCTGCAGATTGCAGGAGAGTCCATCGCTCAGAACATGACTACCACCATATCTCAGATGGAGAGCATCGTTACACTCGGAATCTCAACCAATGGCGCGGTATTGGAGATTAGAAATATGATGATTATGACAAACAGCTATCTCGAAGACATCGTGAAGTATTCAAAACTCACATATAATGACTTCGGAAACAAGCTGGATGATATGAACAGAAGATTAAAGGATATTTGACCTCTATAGGCTTTTCGCTTGTCAGCCCTTACAACTATACTCAACAATAGCAAAAGCGGCTCTCAGCGAAGCCTATGAGGTTATTTAATGATTAAATAGTTATGCTTAATGGTCAACTTTATATCAATGGCAAAGATGCCTATCTTACGTGGGGCATATTCTTAGACGAAACCGCCCTCAGTGCGCTCATGACCCCTGCACCAAACAAGGAGTTCATCAGCAACAAGTATCGCTCAAAGGACGGAAAGTCAGTTATCAAGCACAATCCTAGATTGGATGAGAGGGAGATAACGCTGCCGTTCAATATGACCGCCAAGGACTCAGATACGTTCATGACGAACTATGCTAGGTTCTGCGAGGAGGTTCTTGCCAAGGGAGAGTTGGTTATCCGCACCCGATTTCAGCCTAATGTGTGGTATCGGTGCATCTATCTCTCCTGCACTCAATTCAGTCAGTTCATTCGGGAAATGGCAAAGTTCAGCCTAAAGCTCAACGAGCCAGACCCTAGTGACAGAGGTGAAACAAGTAAATACACAAGCTATGATTCAGATAAAGAGAAATAACAAGGTATTCTTCACACTAGAGGACTTCGGTGAGGGCTCTAAGCTGTCATATCAGCTTATGGACCACCACTACATCATCTTGAAGTTCACTACGGCTACTCCTATCTATTTCGAGATTGGGGACTCCGTGGAGATTCCCGACTTCGGCTACTTTGAGCTTACATCGTCATACTTCCCTAAGCACAATGATAGCGATGGCTACGACTACGAAATGCAGATGGATGCCTACTATATGTCTTGGAAGAATAAGATTTGCAAGTATCGCCCTCAGCACGGAGCCAACGAGACCTCCTTCAAACTCACCACAACGGTAGGCGTACACATGAACGTTATACTCGGCAACCTAAAGGCGCTAGGTCTTACGTACAATGGCAAGGATTTCTCCGTTGACTACACTACATACAACAACAAGGCTTTCGATGTTCAGAAGAGATTCTTGATCGAGTACGGCTCCATCAGTATTCTTGATGCTCTCAACGCCATCTGTTCCGAAGACGCACTCAACTGCGAGTGGTGGATAGATGGCTCTATCATATACCTTGGATATTGCGAAATGGAAGGGCAGACAACATTTGAACAGAATGTTAATGTCCTGTCTATGTCCTATTCGGAATCCAAGTCAACTTATATCACAAGACTGTACGCATTCGGCTCAGACAGAAATATTCCGAAAGGGTATTTCACTGGTGCCGATGCGGACGTCACCACCGATGGTGTAGCTACCGATTACCTCATGCTCCCTAACAAGGAAGTAGATAGTGATGGGTTCTACGCCAAGGATGGCTACCTGGAGAACGTGAATGTCGTGAAGAATGACAAGCAGGCTATCGAAGGTGTCGTTATGTTCGATGATGAATATCCGAAGGTTGAGAGTGTTGTCAGCAGTATCAAGACCTATGATAGCACCGTTAATAACGAAGACGGAACGAAGACTACACAGACATTTTGGCAGGTCACTTCTACAGACTCTTTCACTAATAACTTCAAGGAGAGTTGGATAAAGAGTAACCTCACTTTAGGCATCAAGTTCACTAGCGGTGCTCTCATGGGTATGGAGTTCGATGTTAGTTTCAAAGTCATTGACAAGGTTAACTACTTTGAGATTGTTGCTAATGACACTTACGGAAGAACTCTTCCCGATGGCGTTATGTGCCCGAAGGTAGGTGATAAGTACTTCCTGTTCAATTGGGACGCAACCAAGATTACAGATACGGACCTCATCCCTACTGCTCAGTTATCTCTGTTCGATAGAGCGAAGCAGTACTATCAGAAGACCATGATCAGCAACTCAAACTTCACCTGCACGATGGATGGCGATAAGTTCTACAATGATGGAATATACGATTACCATCCTCTCGGTGAACAGGTAAAGCTGATTAATGATATGTTTGCGCAGGTGGACGCGGATGGTAAGCACTACCGAAACTCTCGTATCATCGGAATGGAGATACCTCTGGACATTCCTTACGACCACCCTCAGTACACGGTTGGCGAGAAGGCAGCTACTAGCCGGTTGGGTAAGTTGGAAGACAAGGTTGATTCCATCAAGGTGAATGGAATGCAGATAGGCGGCACAGGAAGCGGTAATGGTGGAGGTGTCTATGTAATTGGCATGAACGATACCACTCCTGCATCTGATAGCAACGTTTATTCTGCTAGACGTTCTAGGATGGAGTTTGTATCTAGGCTGCAGGATAACACCGCAAAGGGCACAATCACTTGGGAGAAGATTCAGAAGTTCTTGCAAGGATTGACGGCAGAAAACTTATCTCAGTTCAAGAAAGGTGCAACCTTCGGAGAGTTCATTCAGGGAATGCTCTTCGGTACGGGCGGTAGAATTGATGAACTGGGCAATGCGGAGTTTGAAAGCATCACATCCCGAAGTTCCATTATTGCAAAGGAACTCATCGTGAACCGACAGACGGCGATGGAAAGCAATTTCGTCTTCACAGAGAGCGGTATGGTTGAGACTGTTACAGAGATTCCTGCGGCAATGGAAGGCGGCAACGTAACCTACGACTTGAAGCTTCAGAAGCGGTGGGATAACGACTTCACCGCATTCAAGGAAAATGATGTAGTCTTAGCTTCCATCAATACCTTGGCAGAGAGCGGTAAGTACTACGATATGTGGCTGCGAGTGTTATCGGTGAACACCGTAACGAATACCATTACGGTTGTATGCTACCCCGATAGTGAATGTCCTAGCAAGAAGAATTATCCACCTTGCGAACTGGCGAGACTGATTCGTTGGGGAAATGCGGTTGATGAAGACAGACAGAGCTGCTGGTATATATCATCATCAGAAGGATTGCTTGTATGGCTCGACCACGTAACAAAGCCTATCATCGACAAGACGAATTACTCTCTTGCGATGGGCAAGCTGCCAGATGCGCTGTCGTTCCTCTTCCAAGACTTCCCTACCGCCAACAAGCGTGATGGAGCGTTCTACGCCAAATGGATGATGGCTGCATCATTCCAACAGATAGATTATCAAGGAAATCCAATCTACACGACAAGAGACAGAGGTGTATGGAGCTTGGCTGTGGCGCAAGGCGATAACCCTTACCGCAATGGCGACCGAACGATTGATACCGTCTATTATCTCGGCTGCAAGTGGCAGTGTTTGGAGGATAAAACAACAAAGCCGCCGACCTACTCATCCACGGCTTGGGCATTCGTGGAGGGCAATCCTTACTTCACGCTCGAAATGCTATCATCGAAGCTGTGGAACTTCCGTCTCAACGACCTAATGGCAACGAATGCTGATGGCTCTTGGAAGGTGTTCACCACTCTGTCAGTAATCGGCAGACTCTACAACCAAGACGTGACCGACTCTATGGTCAATGTGGTATGGACTAGAGACAGTGGAAATCCAACGGCAGACAACAAATGGGCACTCTCTCATGCGAATTGCGGTCTATCTGTTGATTTGACCTATGAAGACCTCGGCGGTTCTGCATTCCAGGTTGGCTCGGTTGTCTTTCGCTGCGATGCACAGATTAAGGATGGAGAGACAATGCGCTCGAACGATGTTAGTGTTAATTTCTAAATGTTTAATTTTAATAAAAAAATAGGATATGGCTAAAGAATTAGCGGTTAGCGTTGACAAGATGATGGAGATACAGCCTACGGCTTACTCTCAGTCCGTCAGCATAGAGATAGTCGGAAATATCATCAACAGACAGCAGTATGATGGTATCGAAGGCTCATTCTCTCCAGACTTCTCCATTCGCCCTTGTACGATGTTTCCAGCCTGCTACCTTATCGACCCAGATAATCCAGGAGAGACGGCAACATGCAACAGCCAACTAGATTCATTTAAATGGTCTGAGGTGACATCTAGCGGCATCGTGGTAGTAGCTACAAGTGAGAATGCAAGTGTAAAGGCAGGATATGAAGCCGTGAGGGAAGGAACAAACAAGGGAACTCTCTATATCAAACAGAACTCGGTATTAGGTAAACCGAGAACAATGCGATTTGAAGCAAGCTGGACAGACCCAGTGTGTGGATATAAGTACACGTTCGTAGCAAACAAGCCTCTTTATCTCGAAGATTGCACGAATGCAAGGGCGGAGATTATGCTCGATAGTCCTCCTACCGTGCTCTGGAATCCGATTAAGCATCTTGCCTCTAAAACCCTTACCGCAAAGGTTATGGTTGGTGCGAAGGATAAGACGGAAGACAGCAAGACGAGGATATGGTGGTATCGTATCTTGGACAACGGAACAAAACAGGTTATCTCTTCTCTTGATGATGCCGAGAACTACGAGATTGCGGAAATGACAAAGGGTGCGAACGGTCAGATTTCCTCTATCACTATTGATTGTGATATGATAGGCGAAGGCATCGGATATGAGTTGAGAGCGTGCTATATCTATAGCGGCAGTATTCCTTCATCTCCACGTGATGCAGATGCTCGTAAGGTTACGTACATCAACAGAACCATTCCGCCACTCACTGCTCAGTTTATCGGTGACGGCTTCGGTCTCAACGAAGATACCACGTATGTTGTCTGCCAAGCCGTAGTCAGCGACAACAATGGAGTTATCGAACCATCCGTGTGGGGAAAAGTGCTGAGAGCTAAATGGCAGAAGATAACATACGGCAAGAGCACGAACAATGGTGTTACTACAATGACACAGAGTGCAGAAACGCTAGGATATGGCGAAACGTTCCAATGCCCTTTCGAAGCAAAGAAGAGTATTCGTCTCACCATCGAAGACAGAGGAGCTTACGAGCTTCTTGTTGACGAGAACGGAAATGCCCTTGTAGATGAGAATGGAAAATACATCATATCAAGGGAGATTGACGAGAATAACGGATAATTTTGTCTAACTAAAAAATAAAGAATTATGAAATACTACGTTAAGGTTACGAAGCAGGTTGCTGAGAAAATTATCAGAAGCGGAGTACCGCTGACAATGACAAGTGACGGAAACTGTCTGCTCTATCAGAGTGAGCTGAATGGTGTGGATGGTGTGAACCTCAATGAGAGAGCAGCCAATGCAGGTGGCTCGCTGATAGCTGAGAGCGATGCCCTTGCGGAAATCAATGGAACTACCGATGCTCCTGCCTCCTGCTACACTCCAGTGGCGTATGGCGGAGAGGATGATACAAGAAACAATGACTATATCGGTTCGGGTGGCGGTAATTCGTCTTCCGAGAATAATACAGACACTAAAGAAGAAAGCGAGGTAAGCGATGAGTAAAGCTACGGTAACAGGACAGATTGTTGTCACAAGCAATGGCACTACCTTGCACCCAATCCTGCAATGTACTATTGGCGATGTGTATCAGAATTATGAAGGAGACCCTGCGGATCCATCCATGGTTGTGCCTGATTTCGGGGCGAGCGGTGCAACGAAGCCAAAACTGGTTATGCAAGCGTATTCGGCAGAACAGGGTGCTGGTAATTCGTTTGACCTTTCTAAAGGCGCTCCGACTTGGATTGTCGCTGGTGTAACGTTGGCTTTCAATGCCTCGCACGTTTCCACTACTGTACTTGGGGGTGCGGCAGGGCATTTTACGGAAGGTTCTGATTCGAACGGTAATCCAACATTGACCGTCAACAAGAACCTTATCAATGTCAATGATGGCAATTCATTCACTATTGTCTGTAAGGTTGATGTATCCATATCAAACACAAATGTGAAACTTCAAGCTATGTACCCAGTATATATAGCCGAAGGTGTGACTGATTCCAAGCGTATGAACATCATCGCTACGTCAACCAAGAATCTCTTCACAATTACGGAGAAGGGCGGAACTTGCACAGTCAAGGCGCAGGTTACGGACGGCAGTACGGTTACATCTACTGGATATACGTTCAAATGGTATCTGCCAGATGCTACTAGCGGAGAATGGGTACTCAAGCAGGACAGCACCTCCGCTACATTCACCATTAACGAGACGGACGTGGATTCTTCCATCATCGTAAAGTGCGAAGCATGGAATGAGATTGGTTTTTTCGCTTCCGACACACAGACTATCAATGACGTGTCGGATGAGTATATTCTCTATCCGAACCCTACGGACGGCAACGACAACCCTGTAGCCGAGAACTTCATTCAGAACTCAGGCGGCAAGATTGTGTATAAGCCGTATATGCGCAAGAGGGGTTCAACGGCTAATGAGACAGGAGTAACGTTCTCGATGTCTCTCTACTCCAATGCAGGTGTGCCTATCAATTCCGCAATCACCAAATCGGGAAATACGTTCACGATTACCGAAGCTGGTATCAGAGAATATAAGGGTGCGGTTTACTCTATCACAGGAACTAAATAGTATAGCCTATGGTAAAGGTTTTAGCAGAAGTAACTGGCTCAATCTCATTCTCTCAGAGAGGAGAAAATGGCGAAAAAGGCGATAATGGTGTTGGAGTAAAAGGCTTCAACACCTACTATGGCTTGTCTAGCAGTAAATCGTCTCCTCCTACAACTTATAACTACGATACACTTTCGGAGACTATAATTTCACAAAACAGTGAAAAATACGTATGGAGCGCAGATAAGGTTCTCTATACAGACGGAACTGGCGATGATTTTATCAACGCATACTGCATCGGCAAGTGCTCGGATTTGACTTCTGTGAAAGAGCAGTACGGTACATCTACGTCTGCGGGAACAAAGCCATCATCATGGGGGTATTCCTACCCGTCTAATCCTGCAAACGGCACATACGTATGGAGTCGTGATGAGATTGTATGGACAGGGAATAACAGTACAACGCATTCCGATGCGCAGCTTATTGGTTATATTGCGGTCAATGGTGCAACTGGCAACGGAATCAAGAGTACCGAGGTGACCTATAAGATAGGAAGCAGCGGAACTACTCCACCTGAAGGTACTTGGGATACGAATGTTCCGAATATTACGGACGAAAAGCCATATCTGTGGACACGTACCATCTTCAAGTACACGAACGGCAGAAGTGTCGCATCTTTCTCTGTGGCAACGAGGGGAACAAAAGGTGCTCTGATGCGAGAGCATGACGGCTTTGAGTCGGGGAAGTACAAATATCTATCTGGCTCTGGTGCAGAAGAGTATATTGATGTTGTGTGTGTTAGTGGAAGCTGGTATCAGTGTATCCAAACGTACGAAACAGACTCTCCTAGTTTAGACAAACATTGGTTATTGATGAGTAACTATAAGTCAATAGCAACTCATCTTCTCCTTGCTGAGAATGCAACCATTAATATGCTCGGAACTAATCAGATTAATCTGTTCAATCCGACCGATACTACTGATAGTAAGATGTACGGCTCGTTCAGAGTGGTTAAGGATGTTAATGACTGGAGCTTATGGCTTGGAGGTGAAACTGGAGATTCTGCTTCCTTTGCGGTAACGAGGGGTGGTGTAATCAAGGCTATGGCTGGGCGAATTGGTTCGTTTGTAATCACCGAGCGAAAAGATCCTACTGGTTTTGTATTTTACTCATTACACGCTACGCATAACTCTTTTGGTATTATTCCTGCGTGTGATGTTGAACTTGACCATCGTGGCATACATGTGTGGTCAGGTAATAATACAGTCACAAATTATACAAAAGTAGATGTTGGGTATAACGGAGGTTTGGATGCAAATAATAACCCTACATGGTTTAATGGTGTTGTTAACATTACAGGTAACACATCAAGTGGTGGAGATGATGATGTAATTGCAATATATACAAACATTTACCCAAAAGCAGGAAGAAGAAGCTATGTCCTATGGTCGCAGCAAGGGGATGTATTTCTTAATAGTGGAGCATTCATCGGTGCTTTAAGACCGAACACCACAACGGATAGCTATAGTAGGACATTGAGCGAGAGCGAGTGCTACATTATTTGCAAAAATACATCAGCAATAACACTTACACTTCCAACAAATCCTAGAGAAGGACAGCTATATCTTGTATATCAAGCTGGCGCACGAGTGAATTTTTCTACGTCATCATCGCATCCAATCATCGCTAAGGGATATGGTTCTGCAGGGCAAACGACTTGGTACAGCGACACTCAAAACCAGTTATCATTCATTACATACGGAAATGATGGTCGCTGGTATATAGCATATACTAATGGTTAAATATATTGATTGATTATGAAATTGAATTTAGAACATCTTGAAGTATTTATGACACTCGATAAGAATCAGTGTCAGGTTATTAACGCTCGCAAGCAGATTGCGAATATCATCTACTCGCAGGGGGCAGGTCTCGGATTGGCAGGACAGGCTCTTGCCGTAAAGATGTGGAACGGAAACGATGATACAGAGTACACCGATGAAGAGGTGAAAATCATCAAGGAACTCGTAGAACGTACTACCGCTCCCTGCTTCATTGATGCCGTGAATTCCGCCATCGGCAATACAGCAGCAGGTGAGGATAATAAGTAACAATAATAAGTAACAAATAATTTAAAAGACATAAGATTATGGCTATAAAGACAAGAAAAATAAGTGATTGGCTGTCTGCTAACGGACAGGCAGTAACGAACGCCAGCAAGGCAACGATGGAGGATGCTATCAGAGCAGACATAGGTCAGCTCTATGACGGCGTATTTATTATGTTCCACCGCAAGAGTGACAACATCCCTCTTGCGGTTAGATTGAGTGAATGGGCATCCTATCAGAATAACGGAGAGGTGGCAGAAGGTGTACTCCTTATTGAAGGCGGAAGACATCTTGTAATAGCTCCAACCGAAGGAGTGGATAAAAAGTGGAGTTCTAAGCCTGTTTCATCATCAGATACATCTGGTTCGGTACAGATTACTGGAGTTACTACGACTGGCGATAGAATAACTGCGTTAAACGATTTTGCTGGTCGTGCAAATACAACCGCTATCATCAACGGAAGTACCTCAAGTAATGTTACAGACACGGATGCTTATGCCGCTGGATTCTGCAACAGGTATTCACGCACAAATGCGAACGGAGAAGGCTTAACCGCAGGCAGATGGTGGTTACCATCAGAAGGTGAGATGGCGATGATTTTGGCAAACTTTGATAAAATAAACTATGCCTTGTCAAAGATTAGCGGTGCTACGCAGCTCCAGAATGCTTGGTATTGGTCTAGCACCCAGGGCTCGGCGGCCGGCGCTTGGGGCTTGCGTCTGCGCGATGGCTTCGTGTACGACACCTATAAGTTCACTCAGCTCAGGGTTCGTCCGGTTTCAGCATTTTTATATTAGTTAGTAGTTAGTTCTTTTCCACTCCCACGCCTTTAAAGGCGTGGGCAAACAAGTTATGACCAAGAAAGGTATTCAAAATGACAGCAAAGATTGCAAGCAAGACACGAGTTTACAGAGACATGAAGAAGTTTCTGAATGAGGTGATTTACATCATCAAAGACTTTCCGAAAGACCAAAGATATGTTGTTGGGGACAGAATTGAGCGCACAGCCATCGATTCTCTTCATATTATAGCAAGGGTATATATGGGTAAGAATTTGAAGACGAGAATCAACGATATGGTCGAGCTGCAATCAAGCTTGGAATTACTGAATACCTTGATAGAGATAGCAGGAGAACATCAGTGGATAAAAGGTAGAGGCAGGTTGGCAAATCTGCTTCTGCTGATGGATAGTATAGGACGGCAAAGTACAGCGTGGAAGGGTTCGCTCATCGAAGCCTTAAAAAGGTCAGAGAGTGAACGTAGTCAGTGCTAGGGAGGTAAGCCAAACTAGGAGAACAGTCTTCCGAATAAATGGGCTACTACCATCATTTATGGTAAAGAACAAGATAATGTAGCGATAACCCAGAACTCGGCGGCCAGCGCTTGGAACTTGCATCTGAACGATGGCAACGTGAACAACAACTATAAGTTCAATCAGAACAGGGTTCGTCCAGTTTCAGCACTAATAAAGAAGACATATTCAGGAAAATAGTAAATGATAGATTTTGAAACGATACTAGAAGCATATTTAGACTGCCGTAAAAGAAAGCGGAGTACAGTCGGAGCTACGGAGTTCGAGCTTGATTACGTTCACAATCTTGTGGAACTTATGAATGAAGTTAACTCACGTCAGTATAGAATCGGAAAATCTATCTGCTTTGTCGTTCGCTATCCTCGTTATAGAGAGGTGTTTGCAGGTGAGTTCAGAGATAGAATCATTCATCATTATATTGCGTTAAGATTAGAGCCGCTGTTTGAACAGATATTCTGCGACAGAACCTACAACTGCCGCAAAGGGAAAGGTCAGTTAGCTGGCGTTACTCAACTTGCTGAAGATATTCGTGAGGAGAGTGAGAATTACACCAAGGATGCCTATGTGATGAAGGTTGATTTGAAGGGCTTCTTTATGAGCATTCCTAAGCTGCTTCTTGCCAAGATGGTAGATGATTTTATAGTAGAGAATTACCATGGAGATGATAAGGAAGACCTCAGGTGGCTTTGCGGTCTTGTCATTATGCACAGACCAGAGCTGAACTGCGAGCGAAGGAGTCCGCTTTGGATGTGGAATTTTATCCCAAAGGAGAAATCGCTGTTTACCAACGGAGAAGACAGAGGTATTGCTATCGGCAATCTGTTCGCTCAGTTATTCGCCAACTTCTTGTTGAATACCATCGACTGGAAGATTGATGCCGTGTGCGTAAGGCATAATAGGTATGTGGATGATATATCATTCGTAAGCAAGGATAAGGAGAAACTTTTATCTATTATCCCTATGCTCAGAACAGAACTCGGAAAGCTGGGTCTAAGGCTCAACGAAAAGAAATTCTATCTACAGCATCACTCTAAGGGTGTTCAGTTTACGGGTGCAATAATCAAGCCAGGCAGAGTATATGTTGCCAACCACACCATCAACAGTTTTGCGTTTGCCGTAGAAAGACTGGGTAAGGCTGCTGAAATGGGAATGGTTGATGATATCAAGAAGGAGATATCCTCTGTCAATTCATATCTCGGCATTATGTCACACTATAATGAGTATGCCACGAAACGCAGGATAATGGCGAAGTTACCGCAGAAATTCTATAAATACTGCTATATAGAAGGTCATTTCGATACAGTAAAACTGAAATATAAATACACAGAAAAGGCGATTTTTATGAATATCGCCAAGAATATAATCAATAAGAGAGATGAAGCAGATATTGAGGAAAATACCGACTGAAGAGGAAATTGATAAGATTCTCGATGAAGGGTATGAGGTTGAGGTTTATATGAGAGACGGAGAAGTTGTCATGGAGACGTGTGAAGCACCATAACGCTTATTTGCCATTATGGTGCTTTTTGTTATTAACACACACTTAACTTGCTTAGATGAGCACCTTCCAGCGAAAACACCTCATTACCCATCGGCAAACCATATATCTTGTTCCCTACAAAACGGCAACCCTTCGTTGTAGTTATCATCCTCTCGAAATCAGCCGTTGTTACCAGTGCAGCTTGGATGATAGCATCCATTCCGGAAATCTCCCTTGTGTAATAGAAGACAACCCCTATTACCTCGCCCTTCTCTATCCGCTTATACAACTCATAAGCTTCAGTGCCTTCATTTGGCTTCCGTACATACTTGACATCAACAAGCCCCACGGCAACATCACCCTTCGTCCCGTTTTTGTCCACGGCTACACCCCTATAGGTATCAAATCTTTTAATATTCATAATCTTTATGTTTTAATTTCTGCCGCAAAGATACAAAATTAATCTGAAAGCACAATGCTTCCGTTACCGAAAAATGAGAAAGAGATAACAAGAATTTGGCAACAAAACTTACGAATTGTTACTTTTTATAAAGTTTAACACAAAAATCAATACAAAATCAATTACTTTTATTAGAAAATGCGTACCTTTGCGGCATCAATCTTTTAAATCAACTAAAATATAATAGCTTATGACTAAAGAAGACGAAGCCGATGTCCAGCGGCTATTAAAGAATGTGGACGTTACCGAGCTGATGGATATGCTGATGAAGCACGGAAATCGGTATAGCAGGAGAATATTGAAGTTCTTCCGCTGGTTATGCAAGTACGTGCCAGTCATCCTTATGTGCTTTCATGCTTATGGGATATGGGAGTTCTCTCAGCATCATAGAGAGATGTTTATCCCTTATGCAGAGAATGCGCCTTGCTACTTCTACATCTACTTTATGGTGTATGTTCTGCCTATGGTGGCTATTCTGGCTAGCAGATTCTTCTTTTTGTGTTGGAGATACAGAATACCATTTTTCTACTTTTTCGGCATCAACGCAGCTCACATCGTGGAATGGAGTTGGTACACAACCAACAATATGATAGATTCCTGCTTTACGGTTATGATTGTAACGGCAATGTTTTATCTATATGGATTTGCTGATATGTTTGTCCTTAGAACCAAGTTAGGACGTAAAATTTGTTCATGATATGGGAAAGATTTCGAGTTATAAGCTGCTCGGTACAGCTTTGAAGTCATTGAGTGATGCTTGCTTTAAGGCTGACGAGCAGCAGAGAAATGGAGAGAAGGTCACCGCTTGCGGAATGAGCGATGATGACCTCGATAGATTGTGCGACATCATTCCCGAGATGCTTAACCCGATGCTATCTACCGAGGAGGTAAAGGAGAAACTGCACGTTTCTGATGCTACACTCAATCGTATGGTTGCTAGGGGTGATATTCCGAATGGCGAGTGCAAGAAACGTGGGCACACCCGGTATTGGAAGAAGTGGGATATTCTGCACTTCATTAAGAGTAAGAGAGGTAAGTGATTGCCTCTCTTTTTGTTTTCAATCCTTTCCAATCTTGCAAACATTGGAAAGGATTTTAATTCCCCCGATTTCGTGGTTTTTAAAAATACAATTTTTCAATAAAATTATATGCGATATTATACAATTTTTCTGCAAAAATATATATTCGTTTATATGAAGGAATAAAGTTTTGCACTTTTTCGCCGAATCTATTTGATGATTAAATATTTTGTTGTATATTTGCAGCATCATTGTTTAATCACCAAATAGTTATCGTATGGCAGATAGAATTAAAGATATTGTTGTAGGCGTAATTCTTGCAATCCTCGCCTATCTAAAACCGATTGAAGGCGAGCTATCTTCGCTTATGATCGTCTTCGCCCTTAACTTTATTTTCGGTTATCTCAGTGGGATGATTGCAAAAGGAGAGAACTTCGAGTTAAAGAAAGCTGTTGTGTGTATCGGTCACGCTACGGTCTTCTTCGTCCTTTGTGCAGCAGTATATGCAATCGGGCGATTCAAAGGACAGATGGAAGGTTCCGTTCAATGCGTTTCCTTTATCTCGTACCTAGTATTGTGGTTCTATGGATGCAATATTCTTAAGAACTTGAAACAGATTTTCCGAAAGGATACCCCACCTTGGTATGTAGTGAGTTTCCTCTATTATCTCATGCGTTTCAAGTTCATTGAGAAGATTCCATATTTGTCGGACTATCTAAATTATGCAGAAAAGGAGGAAAAGATATGATGTTGTTAGCGATTATAATGGTGGTAGCTATTATGGGAGCAATTCTCGCATTTGGCTGTCTGATTCAAGGTAATGATTATAATGAGGAGGAATAAATATGGCAGATTCAAAAAAACTCGTTCCGTTTATCCTCAGTTGGGAGACGGACAAATACACAAACAACAAGAATGACAGGGGTGGAGCAACAAAATACGGCATCACCCTTGCAACCTGGAGAAGGGTCGGCTATGATAAGAACGGTGACGGAGTTCTGAATGAGGAAGATGTAAAGCTCCTCACCAAGGACGATTTTCATCGGGTTTTCAAGCAGAACTACTGGAATGCCTGCAAAGCAGACAAAATCCGAGATCAGAGTGTAGCCAATATGCTGGTTGACTTTGCCTACAATAGTGGAGTCAGCAGGGCGGTAACTTATCTCCAGTTAACATTAGGCATCACGGCGGATGGCATCATTGGTAATAAGACATTGTTCGCCATCAATAAATCTAATGGTAAGAGACTCTTTGAGAGATTCAAAAAAACAAGAGAAGATTATCTTAAGAGCATTGCCAAAGGTGCACAGAAAGACTTTCTTGACGGCTGGTTGCGAAGAGTAAGCTATATCACATATGGACACTTAAAATTGAATGAATGATGAAATGGCATGACTATAACTTTTGGAAAGCGGTTGTCGGCATAACGCTTGCAATGTACGTTTCACTGCTTATTATCGGTTGTGGGGCTCCAAAAACGGTTACTAAGCAGACATATTTGAAAGACGAACAGAACGAAAGAAAGTTTGATTCTCTTTTTACTGCTCGTTTGTCATACTCATTTGATAAATGGCTTCACTATCAAAGGCAGGAGAGTGACAAGAGCACCAAGGATAGTAGCTACGTCAAGGATAGTACGGCTACAAGGTTTGATGCACAAGGTAAGAAAGTCGGCGAGGATAGGATACATTACGAATATCATAGCCGAACGGAGAAAGATACTCAAAGATTGCTTGACAGCATCAGTCAATACAAATCATATAAAGACAGTTTCAGTATATATAGGTCCAAGTGCGACTCGTTGATGAAAGTAAAGAATGAAAGTAATACGAAAAACATCAAGGAGCCAGTTTCAAAAATGCAGAATATTTTTTCTCATATAGGTATGTTTAGTTTTTTATTAATATGGGTTATTGTGATATACATATTCTTATATGTATATGAAAGGAAACATTCTTAGATTTCTTTTTTAGGTTTGAGATTGATTTAGGATAACTTGTTGGCGGCTGCTCGTGATGAGTGGTCGCCATTTTTTGTTTGCAAAGTAAATACTTCCGTTCTAAGAGGATAAAAATGAGCCTACCTACTATCACACTAAACTACTGATTTAGAGCTACTAACAGAAACTATGATAGAGTTATAGCCTATTTCCATACTATTTCTTAACTTTGCACACGTAACGTTACAATAGTGTTAGTTAATATTAAGGATTTCAAAAGATTGTATTATGGAAATGACAGATGCAAAGGTCGTAGAGAAGAAAATCTACGAAGAGGGAAAGAAGCACGATGAGTATGCTTCTAAAGGTATCGCAGGCACAGGATTGGGTCTTGGCATAGCAGGCACTGCACTCGGTCTTGGTGCTTGGCTGTTTGGCGGTAATCGCAGTGTGTTTGGTTCACTCGGTGGCGGCAATATGCCTGAGAACGTGAATATCAACGCAAACGGTTATGGCGCAAATGCGAATGCTAATCAGCCAACCGCATTGCAGGTAATGGAGAAGGAATGCGCTGATGAGGTGAAGCTGCTTACTGATATGTTCGGTCTGAAGCTCGACACCGCTAACAAGTTCTACGCTATGCGTGAGACAGACATCGCAGAGAAGTTCTCTATGTATAAGGGCGCTAATGATGCCATAAACGCAGAGAACCGCCGTGCAATGCAGGCTGAGTTCGGTCTGTACAAGTCTCAGGTTGATGCGGACTTCGGTCTGTACAAGAATCAGCGAGATCAGTATGATGCGTTGCAGGCTAAGTATAGCGACCTCGACAAGAAGGTAGCCATTATGGAAGCCCTCACTCCTTACAAGGAGAAGCTTATGATGGCTTACGTCAAGGAGAACACTTGCAACTGCTTGCGAGGACAGTTGATGCTCCCGAACTCTCCGGTGCTCCAGGGATTCGGTAGTTACAGCGGATGCAACTGCGGCACTACAACCACCACAACGCCCAGCACTGGTGCGTAGCAAGGCAAAGACCGTAAGACGGACTAAGAAGAAATGAGTTGGTGAGGGGTGTTTGCCCTCGTTGGTGGATGCCCTCTCACCTCTCTATAACATATCACCAACTTAAAGATATTGATTATGATGAATTTCGGAAACAGCCCTTTACTTGATATGGGCACAAGTCAGCAGCAGCCGCAGATGATGGATGCCGAGTTGCAGAAGGTGTACGAGGCTATACAACAGAAGCGAGCATCTATCAATATGCAAGCGCAGCAATCCTCCACCCCACTTTGGGATGAGATTGACAAGATTGAAGACAATCTTACAGGCGCACAACGTCAGTACTTGATGCAGAATCAGGAATACGTTAATAGCTTGCAATATGTGTCTAAGCTAGTGCAAGACGAGGAATTGCGCATCATTCGTCCTCGCATTGAAAGCACTCAGCAAGGGCAGGAAGCATTGAAGAAGCACTTATCTTTGATGCAGCGTTTGAGAAAAGAAGTAGCACAAGCAGAGGAACAGAAATCTGCTATGCTCAACGATTATATGACTAACCACAGCGACAAAACTTGGCAAGAATATCTCGTTTGGTACAATAAAACACATAAAGGAGAAACTAAGAAATGAACGTAACAGAATTGAAAGAAAAACTGCTTACATCGCTTGACCTGTGGGCAGATGCTAGAATAAGTGATATGGTGAAGGAGAACCCTGCACTGGCTATCCCTTCAGTGTATATGAAGCGAGCATCGCACAATATCATCGCCAAACACAAGGATAGTTGGGGCAAAAGCATTGACAACGCTACCATATTCATTGCCGATGAAGACGGCAACATAGATGCTGATACCATATTCTCAGACCTCATGCAGATGCTAGAGAATATGAGCAACTACGAGTTTGACCTTGGTTTTATTAAAGGTCGTATAGATGGCGGTGCTATCACAATCGACTTGCCCGACAACATTGTAACTACAATTTTGTTCGGCAGTAAGAAGAGTATCAGCTTCGCAAAGGAAGACTTTGAGGAGCTTAAGAATCTGCTAACAGCAGAATCATAACAAACACAAATTCAATATAATATGGAAACAAAAGACATTATGAGTAAGTTTGATGAGCTGTACGGAATGATGGCATCATCAACAAACGTGAAGTATATGCACACATTTGGAGACACGATGCGCTGCATGATGAAGGATATGTCAGCGAAGCACCCAGAGCTGGCGCAAGAGTATCTTGATAAGCTGTGCGCAATAAAATGGAAGAATTATCTCACCAAGAAGGAAGCTTCTGAGATTGTGGACGGAATGAACCCACCGGCAACCTGGGATATGCAGACGTGGCTCAAAGCAATGAATGGGCTAGGACTTGTAACAGAGGAAAAACCTTACTACAATGATTACGCTTTGTACGTTGCGATGAATCAGGTAGTAAGCGACCACGGATGTACAATCGCCAAGATCCTCGGCAAGGAAGATGTGAAGGATATTGGTACAGAGCATTTGGTCAAATATGCACACAGCCTTGCTCTTGACTTGTTAAAAGACAAGGATGGCGTGTACGACATCAGAGAGTATTTTCTAAAATAAGATAAAATATGACGGACATTAAATTAATGGTGGATGCTGCAAGGCAGCTTAACCAGACTTGGAAAATGACTAGTAACGGTTTGGAGACGGATAATATTCCAAACGATGTGTATAATGCTTTGTGCGAAGTGGATGAAGCAGTAACCAATCTGATAGACAAGATTGGTGAAGCTACAAAAATAATTACATTAAGCAGCATCTACAAGAACGCATAAAGCTCTGATACTCAGCAAGTTGAATTTAGTATTTTTAACTAAAATAAAATGTGGTATATTTGCATATATCACATTTTTTTTGTATCTTTGCATATAGAAAGAGTGGTTATTTTGACTAACCACAGATTATGTTGAACCAATTAAAATCTTAAAAAGATGGAAGAAATTAAGGAAATCAAAAAGAATTATGAAATGGGATTCATTTCATCACAAGAATTTCTTTGTGAATATGCAGACGTTCTTTCTAAACTTGGAGCGCAGGGCGAACTAATCGATGCTATGAATACGGTATTGGCACCTCTTGCAGATTTCATAGTGAAGGACATCTTGAATGCCAAAGATGACGAAAAGAAACAGATTAAAGACTTCTTTAATTTTAAGTAGATATGGGAACCATTCTTTTAGTAAACGGATTGATTTTTCTATTTATCGTAGCGATAGTAGATTTAGCAATGAGACATTAACAAAGTAAGCCCTACGCAACACGGTTAAGCGATAGATATGAAAGCAATTAAAGTAGCAGTATTCTTTGAAATGATGAAAAGACTTATGATTCAGTACTCATTTGATGAGTTGCAGGGTACTACTTTCAGAAGTCATTTCGGTGCAGTTGGCCTTGGTGATACGCAGGAAAGAAACGGCTTCTTCCTGGCAGCATACATAACAGATAACTCTGTGTTACAAGATGGCTTCATGGAGGGAGTAAGAACTTATCTTGATGATGCAGTCGTATATAAGTACGATTCTCCTTATCAAGACAAGGATGTGTTAGATAAAGAATTAATGTACATAATTGAGATTAAAAATGAAGACTAGCAGTTTATACGTTACCCGTGACGATTTCGAGTATGACACAAAGAGCGGGTTTGAGACTTACGAGGAGGCCAATGCCTATCGTGAGGAGTGTCAGAGAAGTTGGATCAATCATGCCGACTATGTTTTTCTTATAACAAGAGACTCTGCCGGGAATTTTGTCAAAGAGACAAACTTGACAAAAGCAACAAAGGAAGAGAGAATCAAGCTTCTTGAAGAAGCAGGTATTCCATTGAAATAATTTGTAACCAATTAAAATATTAAAGATTATGACAACAGCAACAATTTTGAGTAAGGCTGCCGAGGATATGGTAGCAGTTCCTTCTTCAGTTAATGAAGACAAGTTCTTTGATTTCGAGAAAGCCAAGACTCAGGCTATCACTCTCGAACAGTTGAGTCGCACACACCGCGAGGATGATGTTTACGGAAATCCACTTCGTGGCATCTATCACTTTGACCTTTTCAATAAGGTCATTGATGAGTGTACAGAACTCGGCTACAATGTGGAGGTTTACGATATGTTTGCCGCACAGAACAGAGACCGCCAGTCGCCTGGAGTGGTCCGCCTCCCACAAGTGGAGGCGGTCAAAGGTCAGCATGCGGTAGAAGCTCATATCCTCCGCCGAGTTTATGCCAATATCCGTATCACAGATTTTGATAATGATGAGACTACAACTAATGTAGCTGTAGCCTTCCATCAGAAGGGCATTCAGATTGGATTCGGTCCGAATGTGATGATATGTCACAATCAGTGTATGCTATCGCCGGAATTGTATATGTCCAGCTATTCCGAAAAGGGCAAGAAGGGTTCCGGTATGGATGTGGCAGCAATGCTTGATACCTTGAAGTCGTGGCTTGTTGATGCCCGGCACATCATCGAGACTGATCGTGAGCGTATTGCCAAAATGAAGGAGACACGCATTTCTGCAGAACAGATGTTCTTGCTCATTGGTTTGATGACTGCTACAAGAGTAAAGGCAGATACATCACGAAAATCTATTCGTGAGAATATCACCTATCCGCTCAATCAGTCGCAGATTACACTCTTCACAGAGGATATGCTGGAGGCTTACCACGACAAGGAGTTTGTGACTGCCTGGGATATGTATAATTCTGCGACCAACTTGTATAAGGCGAACAAAATGGATATTCCAGCTCTCCTTCCGCAGAACAGAGCAATGGTTAACTTTATGAAGGCCAATGGTCTGATAATTTAATTGGTTCGAAAGGAGCTTCCAAGGGTTAGTCCTTTGGTTGCTCCTTATATAGAACGTAATCCAATACTTTTCTATTTGCAGCGTCTATATTGGCAACACTCTTGTCAATATAGATAGCTGTTGTCCTGTTTCCATGGGAATGCCCCAATGCCTCGGCAATGATTTCTTCGGGTATTCCTATGGAGAAGGCTATTGTTGCCCACGTATGTCTAGCCCAATACAGAGAGATATGTGCAAACAGAGGATTATGCTTCGTATGATATTCCTTCTGAAAATCGTGAGCTTTCTTTTTCTCGTTCTTTTCTTTAGTGACAGGTCCTATTGCCTTCAGCCCCTTGTTTGCCTTGCACACAAATTGCTTGTAATTTCTCATATTCTCTGAGAAATTGACTAGCTTTGCTTTTCCTCTATACCTATTTATTATCTGTATGGCTTCCGGTTCCAGTCTGATGCTATACAGTCTTCCCGTCTTCTTTCGTCTATACAGTAATCTTCCATCTACAACATTCTCATCCGTACAATTAAGAATATCGGCAGGGTTTATCCCGATCAAGAAGAATGTAAGCTTGAAATAATCCAGGTACTTCTGCTGCCATGGCTGCACATTATAATTAAATAAGGTACGTAGTTCATCTACAGAAAGAGAACGTTTTTCTGTCTGTTCCGGATTTATATCAAATGTTCTCATCGGATAATGGCTGGTTATCTCATTATCGATGGCATCGTTGAAAACGGCACGTATGTTTCTGAAATGTATGTTCCTGGAGTTTTTCTTTAACCCTTGTCTCACCAACTCGGCATCCAACCTTTTCAGCCAATCCTTTGAGATATCTTCAAAAGCGTAGGTATCTACCTTGCTATCGAAATCGCGCATCTTCTTCAAAGTGGTTGCATATATTTCCCTGGTTCTTTGCGCTGAGCGACTATTCATATATTCTATATACCTATTTATAAATAGGTCTTTCTTCTTAACATCAGGGTCTAGATAGGCCACAACCTTATTCTTTATCTGTGTTGAACTCTGTTTGGTAAGTTCCCCTTTCATCTGAAGTTCCAATATGGCATTATCAATCTCGACCAGTTTGTTCTTGACAAACACTTCCAACCGCTGCTTGTTTGGCGCATCGACTATTCTTTGCTTCTTAGCATCCCATTGTTCTTTTTTCAGTTTGACGCCAAGAGGAATGTAAGCTGCCTGCCTTTTCTTGGTTATGGCAACTTTTAGCGGTGCCGGCTCTCCGTCCTTGACCGCTCTTGTATCTAAGTATAGTTTCGTTGTTATCATTTGCAAGCTATTTGCAAGCAGAATTGTGCAAAAATGTGCAAGAATGTGCAAGAATGTGCAGGATTCTACTTAGTTGGATAAAATACGATGTTTTGGAAATACTTAATTTTCAGCGTTTTCTGCGGAAAGAGGGGGATTCGAACCCCCGATTCCCTTTAGGGGAATACACGCTTTCCAGGCGTGCCTCTTCAGCCACTCGAGCACCTTTCCAGTTTCGGAGTACAAAATTATCACTTTTTATTCGAAAAGCCACATATTCGTGTGCTTTTTACATTTCTTTAACTAGAGAATAAATAAAATAAGCGCCCTGAAAGGACAAAAGCTGTAAAAATGAAGCTTCTGCCCTTTCTATTATATTTGCACTTGGAAAAATAAAGAGGTGAAAATCTTTATAT